ATATTCTAAGTCTGTTTTAAATTCATCTCTTGATTTCATCCTTCTATTTTTTTTATTTAACTATTTAATTATCAACCCGCCCAGAATGTCGGCTAAAGTTATTGATTTTAGGAGGGTGTTAGTGGCAATACTCCGAAGCCCTACGAACAGCGACATCATAATATTGTTTTTCCTTTTCTATTCCAATTGATTTACGATTTAATTTGATACAAGCCAAGTTTGTAGTTCCTGAACCCATTGTATTATCTAAAACCATATCGCCTTCGTTTGTGTATGTTTTTACTAACCATTCAAGCATTTCAATAGATTTTTCAGTTCTATGTTGTGCTATACTTGGATGTGGTTTTGGAAAAGATATAATACTTTTAGGGTGCTTTTGAGTGCTCCCTGCCCTACTGTCGTCTGTCATTTCAAACTTACCATAGTTTTCGTTTTTATGCTCCTTATTCATATACGTTTTACCTTTTGAATGAAGTGGTTTACCTTCAGTGTACTGTGGGTTATATATTGGAAGTTTTTTATAGAATATTGCTATATTTTCGTGAACTCTCAAAGGCATACGATTAGCATTTAGAAAGCCACTAATTAATTGCTTATCCCAAACTAAATCGTATCTAAATAACTTTCTATTTGAGTTTATTAAATCTACAAAAAATAATCCTTGTCCAAATAGTACTATTGCACCATTATCTTTTATTACCCTTTCGTATTGCTCCCAAAGTTTATCAAATGGGATTATTATATCCTGTTTGTTTTGTGTAGTTCCGTAAGGTAAATCACAAATAATAGCATCAATTGATTTATCCTTAATAAAAGGAAAAACATCGAAGCAATCTGCGTTCACAAAAGTACTACCACTAACACGTGCTATACTCAATGCCTCATTCTCGGTTATTTCGTTTTTTAACATCTTTTTGTTTTTAATAATTAACATTCGTTTTCATAAATCGGCACTAAGTATAGCACCATACGTTAGCGGTAATGCTTGAATACCACTCGCATAACTAACCACCATTGAAGTATATGCAATCCTAGTGCTGGTACTATTTGCCATTGCCCTGTTATTAAGCCAAGTTTTTCAAAATAACTTATGGCATACACTCCAGTTGCCATAAATGTAATAGATAGCACTACCGCTAACACACGGTATAAGATATGCCTTTCTTTTTCGGTAAATTCAAGTTTCAGTTTCATAATTAAGTTTATTTATAATTGATAGTTTATGCTTCTAATACGGCACATCTCATACCGTCAAACGTTATAAGTAATGTTCCGTTTACGGTTTTTAATAACCATCCCAATCTTGGCATTCGGAAATATCGTACTCTTTTAAAGTTGTTCTTCCATCTATATCGGTAATAATCAAATCTAAATTTGATGAATAGTAACCGTTATTTGAACCATAACCAGGTATTCTAACAGGATAACCATTTAAAGGTTTTAATGCAATTCCATAATCTTCAATTCTTTCAAAGAAGTCATCGTTTGTTAAGTCAAATTCTAAACCTTCAAAATCTTCCAAGGTTAAATCTAATAAACTCAAATAATGGCTTTCACAACAATCTTGTTTGTGGTTTGAATACAATTTCACTCCGTTGTTAAATTCCAGCGAATCCGAATCAATTGATACTACTTTTAAATTTTTCATTTTTATAAAATTAAGTTGTTAATAATCAAATAATAAACTGTGGCTAACATCACCTAAAAATTAACCTTTCAGGTCGCTACGCTTAATTTTAGCTGCCAATCGTTAGCGGTTCTAAATAACTTACTGGTTTACCAATTTCAAGAGCGTACTCCAATTCCGCTTTTGTGGATTGCCCAATATATCCACCAACATTCAAAATCACTACTTCATCAGAAATATCAATTTTACGTTTATGCAGTTCATCTAAAATGTCTTTGACACCTTCTTGCTCTGCTCCGTGATGATTTTCACCTGCAAAATATCCATCGGGCAATATATTTATTCCTAAAGTAATTATTCCCTGCTTTTCTAATTTCCATCGCTCAATCATAAAGTATTGGGCAAATCTTGTTGAACCACAAAAGCATACAATTTTCGTTTTTTTCATTTTCGTTTTTTATTTAAGTTGATAGTGATTGAATCCACTACTGGCTATAACACAGTATTTGCGCCATTAAAACGAGCGCAAATACTCGTCCGTTATAAGCCATTTAAAGAGCATCCTTGTAGCTATCTTTAATTTTTGCTATATTCTGCTCCATTTCAGCCTCAATTTTTTTAGAGTACTTCTTGTATAAGTATTCCAAATCTTCCTCATCCAATCTAAATAAGTTTTGTCCGTTGTATTGTCCCATCCACATTGTATTAGGGCAACTAACATACATATTTAGATTAAAGTTAATTCTGTCTCTAAAATCTCTAAAAAAATCTAATTGGTTCTCTTTAATGTCTTTATCATTTTTCAGCTTCTCGTTGTATTTAACGCAAAAGTCTCTTATTCCTGTGTCCATTGTTCTTTTATTTAAGTTAGTAAAAACGGCTTATAACAAAGTGTATAGTTAAAAAGCCAAATTAATGTTCGTACATTTAATCAAATGTCGTGTGTTGGCTTTCAAACCATACACAAACCGTTATACGCAAGCACTACATTTCATTTCCAAAGAGAGTTTGCGTTTCAAAATTTTTATTAAAATCTGCCACCCTCTTTAAAATAATATCGTAATACTTTTGTTCTTTTTCCATTACTATAAATTGGCGTTTCGTATTCAAACAAGCTATTGCGGTTGTTCCGCTTCCTGCTGTGTTATCTAATACTATCTCATTCTCATTTGAGTATGTCTTTATTAAAAATTCCATTAATGGTATAGGTTTTTGCGTTGGGTGTAGTCCATTTTCTCTATTATATCTCAATATACTTTTGGGATAGCCTGTTTTGTCTTGTATGTACGTTTCTCTTTTACTCTCACTTGATAAATGACCAAGTGTTCCTGATTTACCTTTATTTGACAATATCAATTCAGTTTCATCAAGCTCAAGGTTATATGTAATCTTTTTAACTGTTGAAAGTATTTCATCATACTTATTTTCAATTCCAAATAAATTACAAATCTTACCCCATTGCTGTTCTGTTGGTAATTGTGAACCATTCATTTTATTAGTAACCCAACCAGTCATTCCACCTGTTCTTGACAATTCTAATTTAGAAATATCAATCTGTTTCAAGTTAAGTCGTTTCATATTTTCAACCATAATATTAGCAAATTCCATATTAGGTGTTTCGTTGTAAAATACTGATATTGTTTCGTGTATTTTTAATGGTTGGTAATTTACTAATTGAAAATTTCCTGCATTATTTTTTTCCCAAATCCAATCATATTTATACCAATCTAAATTAGATGTCCGCAATAAAGATGAGAATGGTTCTGAACCAAATAAAACAATTACACCTTTATCTTTAATAATTCGCTTGTATTGTTCCCAAAGTTTGTCAAAAGGTATAATTGTGTCCCAAACACAAGCAGTTGTTCCGTAAGGTAAATCACAAAGTATCATATCAATGCTTCCGTTTGGTATATCCTTCATAAGTTCCAAACAATCTCCTAATAATATTTCTTTTTTGCCTTCGCTCATTTTAATAAAAATTTTGTTTTGTGTTTCAATTTAAGTTTTTCGTTTAATAAACCGTGCCAGCGTATAACAGCACCTATGCGCCATTAAAACGAGCGCATAGCTGCATCACGTTATGCGCAATCTAAAAAATGGTCATGCGGTGAATTTCTGTTTGTAAGGTAAGATTTGTTATACCGGCTACGGAACCATACAGTGACTTACTATTTCACCAACATGACCAAATTATAAACACCGAGAGAGAGAAGTATCACTTTTTACCGTTAGGAATTACCCCACTGACTCTGCTTTTTCAGCACTCCCTCCCGATGTTTATTCTTCTTTTTTAATAAATTCTTTTGCTGATGGAATCACTTGTGTTGACATATCTTAATTTAAAGCGTTTGAACCATTAGATTAAATAAAACTTGATCTTGTTGACCATCTACAGTAGACTCATACATGTCCTCAATAGAGCAGCCGCCATCATTAAAATAGGCAATCTCTTCTATCTTGTCTTTTGGAATGAACACAAACCCATGTAACACTTCTTCTCCGCTTTCATTTTTCTTGAAGACCAATACAGGGAATCCTTTTTTCGGATAATTAACTTCAATCATTCTGTAGTGTTCATCAACTAAGAACGACTGATGTGTAGTTTTTTTCAGGTAGTAATCAATTCGTTGGCATGTAATATCCTCCATGTCAGTAGATTCTTTCACTAGCTGCTCTAATTGCTCTTGAGCTACCCACCCGAATTTAACTCCTTCTATTTTCTTTTTAACCTCTTCCGGTAAAACGATAACTTTTTTTACTATTGTCTTGCTCATAACTATGTTTTTTTATTCAACAATTTCTGCACCTTTTTTGATAATCAATTCTACTAACTTTTTGTTGTAAAGCTTTCTAGTTCTTGACCTTAAGCCCGGAGCTGAGTTAACCTCAAACACATTTACTACTCCGTCTTCAGAGATTGATACATCTACCGCACCGAAGTCAATACCTATAGCCTCAACAGCTTTAATTGCCTCAGTTTTGATAGTGGCTGGATATTCTTTTCTAGGTTCGCGATACTTATATCCGTTGGCTAGGTTTTTAATTCTAGCTACATGTCCGCGCTCTCTTGGTCGTTTCTCATCAATATAGAAGGCATCGCCATCGCAAACATGAACTCTAAATTCTCTGTGATTTCCAACAACTTGCTCAACGTATCCATCTTTTCCATTATTGAATACAGAAACTATGTCGTCGAAATTACTAATAAACATTATACCTTCTCCTCTTGAGTGATTCTTTTCTTTGAAGATGAGTTCAAATACCGGCTCAGGCTTACCTTCGGCTATTACAAACAAATGACTCAACTCATCTGGAATAACCTTGTCTGTTGATAGCGATCTCAATTGTCGATAACTAACAAATCCCCACACAGGACTAGCTACTCCAGACTCTTGAAATATTCTTTTCATCTCAAGCTTGTTTGATGTTAGCTTTATCTTGTCAATAGACGGGAACTCAATCTGCTTTCTTTTTGTGAATGTGGTTGTAGATCCGAATCTGATTCTAACAGATTTATCAAATAGAGGCAACTCAAAATTCTTGTGACTTGGATGCCTTGATATTACTGATACCTTTTTCATAAATATTGCTTGTTTAATGTTTTAAATTCTTTAATTTCATCTCCTATTCTAAAGTATAAATCACTAAATAAATCAACACTTCCTTCACTGTATCCTCTTTGTTCATCTGGGAAGAGAGCGCAGTATGTGTTGTATGTGTCATAATTATCAAGGAACCATCTACCACTTTTTTCATTAGTGATAGCCATGAATAATCTATTAGCCCATATCTCTTTTCCAGTAAAGTCATGCGACTCAAACTTTAAAGGCAGTTGATTTATGAATGGATCTCTGTCCTTAGATTCGCTGTCGTTGATAGTGACGCGCTTTCTATTTATAAGTAAGTACCCAGCTCCGTTAACGTCTCTTCTCATGTCGGTGCTAATAGATGTATCTATTTCGTCGCATCCAACACCAAATTTACATTCAACCCCGTTAGGTATTAAATAGATTTGATATTTATCAGTATATCTTAAGAATCTTATTAGGTGTTGAATATTATATCTGCTTGATGTAGCCCACTTCTTAAGATCGTTATCCTCTTTAGACGTTAGTGAGTTAATTATATTCGAGCATACAAATAGAATATTATTACGACCATGCCTCATGTGGTATATCGCTGACGATTTATAATCATCGCTTAATGGTATGTAGTTCATATATATTTTCTTTTATTTTCTTTTATTTTCTTTGCATAGCCTACGCATTACCTAAGCAATACGTAGGCATAGCTTATGCATTAATAACCTGCACCTTGTCTAAACTTTAGATCTTTAACGCAATGATCGCATAAACATCTACCAGCAAATAAAGCCTCGCTTAGTTCGTTTATTTTTATACCTATATCTTTCGCATCACTTGCTGAGATTAAGCACCAATCACACATTTCTGGTTCAGTTTTTACTTTTTTTTTTGAGTTCTTTAAAGGTTCTCTGCCTTTGTCTGTTACAATTACTCCTGATCGGTAAACAACATCTCCGTTTTCATCAGCCTCATTAAGTCTTTCTTCTTCAAACAACTCATCCATCCACTCCTCTTGCATTTTTATATACCAAGTAAGTCCAATCACTCCTTCTCTAACTTCTTTCTCGAATTCGTGTTTTCTCATTCCTATGTAATCAAGCCAAGATTCATATTCTTCTTCGCTTAATGCTCTAATGTCATCCATGATGTGCATTACAGTGGTTGTGTTTATTCCGTTTAGTGAATCATCATCTGAGAATAACTCCTCATTTGTTCTTCCAAAGTTATTTATATCGACTACCTTCCCAACCTTGCTATTGCTCTTATTATTTCGTCGTCTGACATCTTTGGGAACCACCTCTTCCACCTCTGAAATATTTCGGGAGTACATATCTGAGTACCCCCAGTAGAAGGGTGTATGATCCACCTCCCAAGAAAAATTTGAGTAAATCATTCCGTCTTCTGCTTTATTCCACAGGTATTCTTTTTTGCCTTCAGAGCTCCAACTACCGAAAAGATGAACGTTATGTTCATTTGGATTAATTACTGCTAGCTTATTACCTGACCCTATGTAATCTTCCAAGAGTCTTTTAATAACTCTATCGTTAAGATTATTTTTGATAGCCGGGCTTGACATTATCATAGAGGCAAATAATGAAGTATCGCTTCTTTCTACTGTTTTCGCAGCGTGTGAATATGATGATAGTGTTCCGTTATGAGCGAAGCACAACTCATCTCCATAGTAATTAGTTGACTCACAAAGATCTTTGTCAGCATTACCAACAAAAGGATGCGTTAACCGATCAAGCTTTCCGCCTATAGTTGCAATCCTGAAGTGCATGACAACTATATCATCGTCTTCTATTTCTAATGAGGCTATAGCTTTAAGAAATCCATCTATTGTCATTAACCCTTTCACGAGTCGAATTTTTGTGTCATGCTTTTTCTTAATCATAAGACCAGCGCCATCTGAGTTTGAGCTGAACATCTTTCTGATGATCTTCTCTTTAGGCATTTTAACGCCTTCTTTTTTTACTGCTATTATGCACATACTTTTTTGGTTTTTTCGTTAATATAAACAAGACCCATTGATTTCATTAAGTTAATGAGTTTCTTGTAACCTTTGTTTGATGCGAATTTAGTGAACTCGTTCCATAGTTCAGATGATCGCTCATCTTGAACATACATGAAACTATATTCTCTACAAAACAACACAAGAGCCTCTACTAGCTCCATAGTTGCTATTAGTGTGTCATGGTCAACCGTAGATCTAAATAATCTGAACTCTACTGTGTTTTTGTTGTTGAAGTTTACAGCAAGTCTTCTTTCTCCGTTTTTAGTGATGTCATGTGTAAATATTTCTTTACCACTTAATAAAGCATCCATTACACCACCTCTAAGTCCGTCGAAGCTACAGTAGCTCATTTTATCTTTTTGTCTTCTTGACAGCTTAACGAACTTATTGTTTACTTTGCTAATGAAGCTCATTAGTGTCCACCAGCCTTTTTTTGATAGTGAATCTCTGCTTACATGGATATGTAATCCACACGTATCATCATCTTGAAAACCAATCTCTTTTATACCTTCAATCATTTCTTTAAGTTTTGATTTCTTAAAGTAAGATAATGTTGTAGGATGAGATACAATCTCAACTCCATTACCAATAGATCCGTCGTGCTTCATATAGAAATTCTCTATAAGGTCAGTCTTTACCATTAAGTCGATGACTTTTTTAGACAAAACCTTTTCAGCTGAATCTCTAGACATCGTATTAACCTCAAGCTCTAACCCTAAGTAAGGAACACCTATTCCCATGTGTTCATTCTCATACATCTTTCTAAAGATTGGCTCAGGCTTAGTTGAATAACCAAGTACTAATTTACCGGCGCTTTCTAAATGATCTGAGGTATTCTCTCTCGGTACAGTCTCTGTTCCGTATCTAAATAAAGTAGATCCGTCAGCCCAAACATTAGCAGATGTTAAGATATACCCAATGCCAACCAACTCACCAACTAAGGCATATTTACCGTTAGCTAGTTTACCAGCAAATAAATCTGGCGTTAACTTAGATTTAATTACAGTGCCAATATATATCTCCTTTTTAGATATAGATGACTTAACAATAAGGTCAATGTTTGGTGATTTAATGTAGATGTCTTGAAGCTTGAAGTGCTTCATTTCCTTCTTCATATAATTCTCACCGCTAATTGCACAAGTTTCCATTTCTTTTTTACAACTAGCGCAATAGCTTCCTCCCCTAAACAGTACTCCAATCGGTAAGTGCTTTTTACCACACCCTTTGCAATCAACAAGATATTGCTGAATGTCTTCTAAATTTGCCTTTTTCATATTGATTTATTTAAACTTGTTTATTACTTTATCTTCAACTTTACATTTTACTGCACTTACTGGTATTCTTAATCCGTCTTCAGTGACAATAAAAATTTCTTCTTTGTCTAAGTCTTTTACGATGTCATGTACATTAACAACTCTGTCAATAACATCTATAATAACATTATCTCCAATAGCTACATCAACTACCACCTCTCCAGTGTAGCCCTCGATTGCTATTAATTTACCAGAGAAAGAAAACCCTAACCCATGCGGAAAAAATCTCTCAAGTTCTGGATGCCAACCATTGTAATTATCTTCAGTGTAGTCTAGTGTGTTTCCGGGAGCAACTTCAGTTAGAACCCATTCTTTAAACGATTCCCAATAATCATCATAAATTTCACAAGTATCATATTCTATAACGTCTCCACCAAAACCTGATCTAGTTGTGCCTGATAAGATACTGTATATTTCAGATGGTATCACTTTTCCCTCAAGATGTTTGTATCTTCTATCGTAATCCAAATTACTTTGAAGCCCAAAAAGGTCAATTATTTTTTCTCTTGTTGGTATTCTTTTTAGCTTTCTTTCTATAGCTCGTTGAATCCTCAACTCGTCTATTGTTTTAAATCTGTACATCATACTTTTTTAAGAAAATTATGTTATAAAGTTTTACTTTTTGATTAACTTCATCAAAGCTATTTCCAAACTTAGTAGCCATAAACACCATGCGTGCCTCTTGAATTAGCCGCTCAGATGTCATGTGATGATAGTGGAAATCTATATACTCCTCCTTATTAATTTCACATAAGACAGCTATAGCCTTCTTTAGTTTGTTAATTTGATTTAAGTACTCTTCTTTGTTCTTCATAGCAAATCCTTTTTAATTGATTCATCTACAATATCGCAGTCAGCTAAGTCGTGCTTATCATTTAGTATTATTTTATTTCCTTTTTTATTAATCTTCTCTACTAAAAATAATTTCTTAGAATGGATATACACTTGACCTTTACTCACTTGCTTGTCTCCTAGATTAATAAATACAACATTTATTCCGTCATCTATTCTAACAAACCAGTTTATGTTCCAATTCCATCTCGATTCTGATCTAGATACCCTGCATACTCCACGGATATATAATCCGTCCTCATTATCTTCTGGCGTACCTGTCAAAATTATAGACACAGCATTTCTTACCTCAGATTCATTAAACACTTCATCTATTGGTCTCCCAATGGCTAGCTTCATGTTATCATTCCAGCATGGTGTTTTATTTTCCCAACTACGTCCGAAGTCTCTAACTAGCTCATCTTTTGTTTTAAATCTATATCTTGCCATAACGATTATAATAAGTTTTTAGATACTTCATCATCTATGATGATTATCTCACCTAAATGTGTCTTACATAGATCAATCGACTCGTTAATGAATATTGATTCACTTGATTTTTTAATAGTTTCTACTAAGTAGATTTCATTACGATAAATAAAGGCATCTCCTACTTTAATGGTGTTTGAATGTATTTTAGCCGCTTTTACTTTAATACCTACCACAATTCTAGCGAACCATCTAATAGGAACAAAATAGTAAAGACCTTCTCCAAAATGAATATAAGGCTCTCTATTGAGATATATGTTATTAATTATAGCAGGAATGTCGTTATACATATACATATCCATCTCTCTTACGTCTCTTCCTAACGCATCTAAAAATCGAGGATCAAAACTTTCTTCAGTATAAGTATGGTAGCGGTTATAACCGCATGAATTTTCAATAGCATTAATCTCTTCTATTGTTCTAAATATGTAACTAATCATAACGCTTGAATTTTTTTAGATAAACAAATCTACCTATGTGAAGCGTTACTGCTATTAGCAAGAACGCTCCGAATATCGTTAGCTGCATACTTAATTAAGTTTAGATAGTTTCTTATTCTTAATTAACACCCAGTTGATAGTGATTGAATCCACTACTGGCTTAATTTTTTCTTTCGGTTTAAGTTGAGTTGATTTCATAACATTATTTTTTGCTCCCGTTACGGTAACGATCCGCTAAGCAACCAATGCGCTGAGGTATACTTATCCAAATACGGGAAATTACTACAGTAGGTGTCATCCTGTCCTTTCAGTTTTGTCAATTCGCTTTTCTCGCTGCAAATTACTGTAGCACGCCAAACTTATTCTAGTCTTTAAGCTGCTTAGCCAAGAATCGGATGAGTGTATTAGATACTTTCTTGCATCCGAATTGAACATATCCTTTATTAATTACTGGTAAATATCCAGCCATCTCAGGCATGACGGTTGGCGGCTCATATCCTTTTGGAGGAGTAGGAAAATCAAGATCTTTTACGTGACTACTGAATCCTTTTATATCATACTCATCTCTGAGTAAAAGCCAAGAATATTTATATCCTAATTTATTTGGAATAGAAGATCCGTCTTTGCTATTCTGACACAAATAAATATAATTTCCAGACCCTCTGTATATAGCTCCAAATACTTTCGTTCTGTAAATTTTTGCAGTGAAGTACATTCCAGTCTTAACTTTCTTCCAGTCAATAACCTTCTTCTCGACCATTATTGTCTTCACAATAGGACTATCTTTTTTAGTCTTAGCTGGTGCTTTGACTTTTGCTTTTGGTGCTAGTTTTTTAGTAGCCATAATTTACTTTTTATTGTTTGGTGGGTCATGTTGGAATCGAACCAACCACCTGCTGATTATGAGTCAGCTGCTCTAACCGAATGAGCTAAAGACCCTTAAAAAAATAGCCACACCTTACGACAGATGTGGCTACAAATTTCTTTTTTGTTTATTGTTAGATATAATTTAATCGAAGCCCTGAACTCAGGTGTCCGGCACAGGCAGGTCAATATATCGTTCAATATATCCCTGATACTTTGCAGCCTGATGATAGTGGTTGACTTTTAGTGTAGTCAATGCACGTATCGTTTTCAGGAGCAGAACGGATAAAACGTTGTCTATAATCATTAGATAATTTTAGTATAGTTAATTACTTATTTCTTCTTCATATACAGTCCTCCTTTCTAGATATGTTTATGATACTCAACATAAATTTCTCTTGCCTCTTTAATCGTTAAATTAAGTAGGTTGAATGATGTGCAGAACTCAATCAATAGAGTTAGCGGAACATACGTGTATTCCTCTTTTACTAAAGTTTTCATGTTAATAGTTTTTAGTGAAACGAATTGACGATAGACCTTTGATATACGAATCAATAGCCTTGCTTACTACTCTCGATAGTTTTTTCATGCGTACAGTTTGTCGATTATTACCATTTTAATTCCTAATGTCTTTGATGCGAAGTACTTAGCTGCCGTTTCGCAATTAAATTTTAACGCTTCATCTTTGAACGCCGTATCACCACCTCCTGATTTGTAGTATAGAGTGTACCCATTGACCGGTGAATATCCTACGATTAGTGCAAATTTAACATTAATTTCTTTAGGTGTTAGCGATTTCGGTCTTAAATTTCTGACCTCTTCATCACTCATCTTTCTTAGATGCATAATATTATTATTTTAAATGTCCTTTTAACTCAAGCATTAACTCTCTAAGCATAGACCTCTCTTCAGATGGTGCTTCTGTACCTAGAAGCTTAGTAATCTCTATATACCTTCCTTCAATAAGTCTTATTAATGCAGTAAGTTCACTATGACTGTCAATCGTCATCTTTACTTCAACAGGAGTAAAAACTACAGGGGCTTTTTTAGATGATATTTGCATAACTATTTCTTTTTAGTTGTTAATATCGAGTGAATTAAATCAAATACTTTGTCCATCTTATGTAGTTTTAATTAGTTAAACGACTTAGCCCAACCCTTTGATAGTGATTGGACACACTTCTCCCTTGTTTTTTTTCATTAGCCAACCACCTAACAAGGCGTGAGCCTGTGAAGTCGTTAGCTATTTTAGAGTGAGCCTTGCTTAGCTTACTTAAGGTCTTGAATCTTACCATATCTTTAGTTCTTGAATTCATTACGATCAAATGCTAGTTGTATTAATTCATCCGATTCAGCTACAAATTTAATGCAGTCGAACATTAAACGATGCGGAACTATACCCTTTTGAATATCAATTAGTGTTTCAGTGCGATCAATAATTATATTAATCACATCAAGATTGACGGCAAAACTCATAAGAATAGTATTAGTTCATGCTGAATAAAAACTTATTGCTTAGTGTGTGAAGTATAGTATCAAATACCTCACTGAACTTACCATTGGCTGAGACATTGGTATAGTTCACAGTATAGTTAATTACTTTCATGGCAATTATTTTTTAATTCCTAACCACTTGTTGTATATCACATCATAGTTTCCGCCATAATGTTTGATTGATATGTAGTTGAATATCCACTCACGTACCATTGAATCACCGTCTATACCATACAAATTCATGTACGAATAAACATTTTTTGGGTTCTCGTGTGTAATATCCACTAGATCTGATAGATCATCTAAAGGTATGTTAGTTTTAACCCATACCTTAATTCCCTTTTTTAGTTCAGCCAATGTCATAAGTATAGTATTAGAATCCGTAATTTTCACTGTAAATTTTAGCTAATTCTAGTACACGAATAGCCTTGTTGCATCTGTCCTCCACTAATCCCTCTGGAGTTTTAGTGTTTCCTTCTTCCAATGCTGCAAAATATGAGTCATCTGATTCACTAGCTAATTCCTTAACTCGATCCATTATCTCATTGAAAAATACCTGACGTTCCTCATCACAAGGCACACCTAGTTTTACTAATTCATCTACTAATTGCTCGAATGAATGTATGCCTAATGTATTAGGTCTTATTGATGGAATAGCCATAATTATTTGTTTTAATTTGATTAAATGATTTACACACAGGAGTGCCGCCTCAATACTCGCGTTAATTTTGACTGTATTTATGTACCCTGCATTGGAATCGAACCAATAATATAACCGTTCAGGGAATAAAAAAAGCGCACCACTCCCTAGAGAATGATGCGCCCCAATGGTTGCCGCGATGCAACCTGAGAACTAATCCTATCAAAGTTTTAGCAGTATGATGCCGTAGCCAACCGATTTCAATGATACTTTATTCTAAAAGAAAAACTGTTTAGTTTCCATATAACACACTTGGTTCAGGTTGTCAAGCCTGTTTGATCTGATCTTGGTTAATAAAAAAGCCCACCTATCCTAAGACAAGTGGGCTACTAAGTATGGCAAAACTTAGATTTAGTTTGGTGATGTTGCCAATTGTGCCAATGCTGCTGCTTTACGTTCCAATCGAGCTTTCTTTTCTTGCTCAAGGATTGAGATACGTGATTCATTCATAGCATCGAATTCATCGCGGGTAGTTGCTTTTTTACCATTGATCGCATAGTCAACAATCTCATCAAGCGCACGATAGAATGCGTTTTGGCGCTCACGATTGTTAGCCATTTTGAGCTGCAGGTGTGTTTCTTCTGAAATTTCAGCCGTTTCAATGAAGCGTTTACCAATTTTAACACGAATGTTAATTGGTCTGCTCAATGTTAACCCGCACGATTGCTTAGTTTTTACTCGCATTAATAAGAGTTTAGCTACTCTTGATTTGATTTGTAACAATACGAACTGTCTTGTTAATTCATAACGTGATGAAATAACCACCTTGAATTTTGTTACCAATTCAGGTCTTTTTTCTGTTGCTGGATTGATTTGTTCAATCTCGAATTCTAATTTAGCCATAAACTATATATATTAAAGTTAGGCGCAGTGCAGCCTACCATGCATACATTATAAGATAACTTAGTCGGGGTGTTACCTCCGACCAAGACTGCGCTAAGACACACCACGACCACTTGGGCTACCGTTTAATGTGAATAGCAATTTTAGATTTATTACGTTTCCTTACAATTAGTCGCCAATATTTTACGCTTGACTTTTGCAGTTTGCTAACTACAATCTAATTCGTAGGTTTATAAGTTTACTTTTAGCGGGTTAACCCGTTTATACTTTACTAGCTATCTAGACACTACAGTTTACCTAATTATTATCTTAGGCTCTTTTAGTTGAATGAATATAGTTTTCAAATTTTCAACTTTCTAGCTAATTCCTCCACATTTCAATGGTTCACTTTCGTTCGGTTTGCTAAATTTGCGCTACAGTTTAAGCGCAGGTATGTTATATTTTATACTGTGCAGTACGATTGTAAAACCTAGACTTTAAACGTTCTTGGCCGATTCGTGGTAACTCCATACTCACAAATCGCTTAGCAATTTAAGACTCCATTTGAAGGCTAGGACTCAGGCTCGAAAGTGAGCGCAGTATTCTCCTATACATCCAACAAATTATTGTCTGCTAATTATTCAATCTATATCCCCTAATTTAAAAGCTCGTTGCTTGGTACGCATACTTATAACTTTCAACGTGAACGTCTGTGCGTTAAATTTCGGTTCTTAATATCCCGCCTCGCTTGGCTGGGCAACCGTTGTTCTGATTGGTTGTGATTCAATTATAGTTATTATTTGCTAACTGACAAAGGAAATTGTGAAAACATTCTAAAAGCCCAGTGTTTATGCGGGTTTCAGGTTTTGTGCAGACTGTTTGAAAGGTTGGAAAGTAGAGTATATATCATGTAAATATCTAATATGCAGCAAGTTAGCAGTGAATGTGCATAGTACATGGAACGCACGCGCACGCGTAGGAGAATGTAACTAACTGATAATCAGTGAAGATGAGATGAGATGTAATGAACCAACAAACATAGACACAACACACCACACCTAAACAAAAGCTTTAAGTAATACCAGATAACTCGCTGACTGCCAGACATATAAGCGAATATGTACAGATGAAGCGAAAATAAAGGTGATCGAGTTTAACGTGCTGAAAATCAGAGTTTTCTGTGCGAAACGGGTGGGGGCTTTATATTAGTATAGTACCCCTACATATACAGATGAAGCTTTTTATGTAGCGCGCGAAATCCAAAGGTGATGCATACGTAATGCCTAAGCATAGCCCACGCATATAGCTACCCGGAGGGGGTCTTTTTTAAGGTACTGGTACTATTGTATGGACACATACGATGTTTGGAGGCACACACTCGGAACTAAATTAGGCTTTATTTTTGTATGGAACATACGAAATTCCGCATTTTAAATGCTGCCTGTTGAATTATGTGACGCGAATGATAGGATTATCTATGTCGCTAAATTATCATGCCTTTAAATCGAAGCTTATGATTGAGTTGGTATTTTAGCCAACGATGTTGCTTAAGTAATGCGTAGGCATAGCTTGTGCATAACATAGGTATTGCGTACGTAATGCAAAGAAAAGGTAAAGTAAAGTAAAGTAAAAGAAAGAAATATATTGTACGATGTGTACAATGTTGTAAAGAAGTTTAGTTGCCTGTTTTCATTGTTGGATTGTATGAAACATACGATACCTCAATGGAAGTTTGTAAAAATCATACTGTTGAGTGATGGAACAATGTTATGGAACCGAATTACACGGAAGAAACATAATAAAGGGTATTTTCATAGATGCAATATTGACGCGGGCTACAGAAGAAAATAGGTGTATTGACTGAATACTTTTTGCGTAGTTAGTTGGATATGTCAAAAATTGTTGTATATTTGTACCCAACTAGTGAGGTAGAGCAGTGGTAGCTTGCCGGGCTCATAACCCGGAGGTCGGTGGTTCGATCCCACCTCTCGCAATAAAAGCTAGCCGGATACCCTGAGTAGATTATTGAAGAATTGAACTCACGATGGTTTAACGAAGGCTGGTTTTTTTACTTTTAAAACGAAACGAAATGATTGAAGAAAAAGAAAAGGAGGCTATTCTGGAGGCTGCTAAAAATCCAGAGAAAGAATTAGATCGTAAATACTACAACCCAACCTTCGGTGAGAAGTTAGTTGGTATTACATTTAACCCATCCGGTGATGATAAAGTTTTGCTAGCGAAAGTTCTATGCGCTGAGCTTGCTGACCTGTTAGCTGAGAATACTCCCGCTGATGCTAGTCCTTTGCACAATATGTTAATCAATAAAGCTATTGTAGACATCCTTGACGCGCAGATGAATGTTGTAAAATGTTTAACTTTTAAATACTAGAAATATGAGAATTAGTGCAAAATTAATAAAAGAAAGAGAAGCTACTCCGGTAGTTGAGGCTCCAAAACGTAAACGTAGAACAAATGCTGAGATCGCTGCCGATGAATTAGCGGATAGAGAATCAATTAACGATTCAGTTATTAAGGCTCTTGAATTAGAAGAAGCTGCTTCATTGGTTAACTATTCTAAATCAGAGGAAGAGTAGTGACTGGCCTGAGGATCTTTATATACCATTGGATTCCAAAAGGAGAGGATAGCCTACATAGTATTGTAGGCTGTTCTTGTTCTCCTGAAAAGATAACTGAGAATGGTGCATCACAGATTGTAATACACAAGTACATCAATGGAGAAAAACGAAACGAAAAAGTTCAGGAAGATTTCAAGGTTTGGAAACTCTCTGCGTTCAAATAAAGATCATTGTTTTTTCTGCAACTGCAAACTAGATAACTATAGTCGAACTGTAGATCATCTGGTTCCTCAAAGTAAAGGAGGTATAAGATCAAATGATAATAAAGTGTTTGCCTGTAAGAAGTGTAATCAGCTTAAAGCTAACTGCGATCCATTTGAATTTAAGGCAATCCTTGAAAAAATGATAACGTTTGAATTAATGTCAAGCCGGGAAAGAGTCGGGTTCCTGAAAAAAGTCCTGATTAATGTAGATAAGCTTATAGAGAACAGAAAAGATGTTAGAGTTCGACCAACTAAAAAAGAATTACCTAGCTCATAAAACCGTAGTGGTAGGGTATAATGATAAATCAAAAGGTAAGAAAATCACATTAAATTATAACGGAACAAACAATACGATACAGCATGAGATCGACTGCCTTATTCTTAGTGAGGCTATCTCTATACTGATTCGTGACTATAAAAAGAGAGGCAATAATGATGCACACCTACTTAAGGCTGTAGTCCACAACCTTGAGCAGAACTTTATTAAAGTAGAAGATACAGTAGTAAGAGGAAGATGAGTAATCCAATAAAAGAAGAAAAAGATATAGTTGATATACTATACTTTGCACTAGAGAAGATTCCGCCGGAAGGTGTCGTTGAAAGCGAAGTTTATATTAAGTATGATGGCGAGTTCATCCATGTGGCTGATATAATCGACAAAGACTATACTCATCTGTTTGACAAACTAAAGGCTTTGAATAAATCCAAGACTAAGTTCTGTATGGTTTATAACAAATCTATGCTTAAGATGGCTCACGAGTTAAGCGGAGGCGCGCTTAAGATTATCATGTATATGATGTCTAAGCTTTCTTTCAATAACTGCGTATATGATGTTAAGTATGCCGACATCTCTGGAGAGTTAGGTATGTCTTTTCAAACAATCACCGGCGCGTTTGCCGAGTTAACTGAGAAGAAGTATTTGCTAGCTACCGGTAAAAGAACCAATATTGTTTATCACCTCAGCCCCGGTTTATGCTGGAGAGGTAGTGTGTATAATATGTATAAGAAACTTAAAATGTTCGCGGAGTAATGTCAGTTCAAGTTAGCGATTGGTTTCCAACACATGATCCTCTAGATTATACAGAGGATTTTGCTAAATTCATAGATAGTGTCAACACTGGTTGGCGTAATATGAAAAAGTACACTCCATTTGAGCTTTACAAAAAACAAGCTAGGGAGTGGATTGAGGAAGATGATCGCATTGAGAATTACATAGAAAAGGAAGATCAGGAAGATTATATCGCGCAGGAATATACCCGGTGCAAACAAAATACGTTGTACTTCGCAGATAAGTATGGCTGGTTAAAAGAGGGTAATGCCGCTGGAGGTCAAGTTAAGTATAAAGCTTGGGAAGCACAACGACTTATTCTATTTCTGTTCGATTGCGGCTACAACTGTATGATAGGTAAAGCAAGGCAGATTGGTTTCACGACCACTCTGATGCTTGCGGTTATGAAGCGTATAGCTTTCAATCCATCTTATTACGCTAAGTATATAACCCACAGTCAGTTAAAGGGAGAGGAAATATTCAGAGATAAGCTTAAATGGGGTTTTGGTAAGATACCGGCTTGGCTTTTGCGCGGTATTGGATCAGACACAAAGACCACATTATCAATACATAAGAAGAATAGTAAGAATAAAGGTAAGACTGAAGGAGCGCATTCGCGCGCGGAAGTTTGTACTCCGGCTATTGATGCTATTAATGGTGGATCTCCTCAGATAACACTTATTGATGAGATAGGTTTGTTTGATATATTCGCTCAGATGATGGGTGAGGGTAGACCGACATTGTATATGTTTAATCCAGAAACAAAGAAAATGGAGATGCGTCGTCAATTCTTTGCTTGGGGAACCGGTGGAGAAATGGAAAAAGGTGGAGCTGCTTTCGAGTCCGAGTTTAAGGCAGCTTTGGAAGCTTGGCATGATCGTAAATACGGATATGCTGTTATTCCGTTATTCTTTGACGCTTGGGCGCGCGAAGGTATTACCGCTGAGATTTTAAAATCAGAGAAAGATGTAGCTTACTCTAAAACAGGTATAGATAAAGAGAAGTTTAAAGTTCAGTTCCATCAGCATTATCCAATTACTATAGATGACATGTTCCTTCGTAACGCGAAGACGCTATTACCTATAGATCAGTGCAACTCACATCTTTCTAAAATATTCTCGCTTGATTTAAAAGATCAGCCTCAGTATGGATACTTTGAGCCGGTGTTTGATTTGAATCAACCTACCCCGGAACTTGAAACTCCTTACAGAATAATTGGGGCAGAATGGATTCCTTCAGATGGAATAGGAGATGAAAGAACTACAGCTGTGGTATTTAAGCACCCTGAGCAAGAATACGAAAACAGATACTGGCAAGGAACCGATCCAATTAACTCAGAAACTGGTCACTCTAAGATGGCTAGCGCGATATGGGATTCATACGCTGAAACTGTTCCGGCTGTAGTATTTTATAGGGTTCGTAACTTTAAGGAGTGTTATTTACAGTGTCTTTTACTTGGATTATATTATAGTCCGCGCGACGGAGCTAAGGAGTTAATAGAGGCGAATATTGGTGATGGTTATGTTGAATGGCTAGACACTCGTAAACACGGAAGAAAGATACAGCCTCAATCAATGCTTCCTTTATTTATGAGATCCGGTGGAAAATGGTGGGGCATAAACAATAAGACAAATACTGCCGGCCATATAATGAATAAGCTTATTGAGATGCTTCAGACTCGCGTTGAAAATATCTACATACCTTGGTTCTTTAAACAAATGAAGACTTTTGTTGAGAAAGATTTATCTGCTTCTACTAGCCATAGACAGAGCCGGTATCAGGCTGCCGATCTTAGATACGACTACGATGACGTTATCTTCGCTATAGTTTATGCGTATATAAATGCCGAGTGCAATAGGCAATATTATCCTACCAAAGTTAGTAAGGATTACGAAGGAAAGAAAAAAGTCCGCCGGTATATGCAGGATCACACAACTAATTTTAATTTAAGGCTTGCTGAGTTTGATGAGAACGGAAAATTCGTTAAATTTGTAAACGAAAACTAATTTTATGGAATCATTTATTGATAGATTAAGGATACCTATATACGACCACAGTATTTTTATAATGTTCGACGTAGTTGATAGTGACGTAATAAAACATTTTGATTCCCTTGGCTATGATAGAGATCAGTACGATGAAGTTATAAATAGAGATCCTGGAGATGTCGGCTTGACTCATATAATGCCAAATGGAAATGTGGTTATGCTTATTCATAAAAATAAAGATGGATCTTACGACAATGTAATAAACCATGAGTGTTTTCATGCCACACATTTTATCCTAGACCGCATTGGAATGAAGTTTGAAATAGGCGTTAGCGATGAGGCTTATGCCTATCTGAATGCTTGGATTATAGATCAAGTTAAGAAAAATTTTATATTATAGCTTGTTTCTAAGAAAAAATAATTATATTTGCGTACTGTACACCGTGTAGGGTTAAAACTAACTCGCACAGATCGAACTACACACGATCCGTGTTAAACAAAAAACAAAATAAATAATGGCTGTAAAAAAACCTATTGCTGTTGCTGTACTGAACACTGTTCAGGCTTTGGCTGCAGATGCCGACTTAACTGGCAACAAATTTACTATTACTGGTCTTGGTCGCGAGATCAGCTTGTCTCAAATTGATGTTGTTGATTACGATGCTTATGCCGCTGGTACAGCTTCGATCAAAGATATCGACTTCACTGGAGTTACGCTTTTGGCTAACTACCAATATCGCGTTGCTGTTCGTGTTCCGGGCAAAGTTGCTTTTCATGGCGGAGGTCAGGAAGCAAACCAACTTATTCCAATTCGCGAATATGTAGTTTCAACTGGATCTGTTGCTCCAACTGCAACACAACTAGCTGCTCTATTTGTTGCTCGTATCAACGCTGATTTGGGTGCTGATGTATCTGCTGCTTCTGTAGCTGGTGATATCATGCGTTTGACTTTAACTAACAGCTTGTATCAAGGTGATTTCACTCTTGAGTATCCTGATGGTGCTACAACTGCAGTTAACACTGCTTTCGTTGCTCCTGCTGGAACACCTGCTATGGTTGAGCTTTTAGCTCCGGGTCTTGCTACTTCTGCTTCATACAACACTTACACTATTTCATTCCGCGACAAACGTCGTCATAATGCAGTAACTGGAGGTCTTGTTGAGTTCCCTGAAGATGTTAAAATCTTCTTGAACAGTGCAGATGGAGATACTGCTGCTTTAGTAGTTGAGATTAATGCTATCTTCGCTGGTACGCATACTCCTGCTACTGATTACGACGGAATCTAATAATTACTAACAGGGAGGTGGCGTAAAAACCCCTCCCTTATTTTATATTTTTATGGGATATACATCTGAGTACGCACAAAAAATGATGTCAGGAGATAAACTTCCTGTTCCTTCTGCTAGAAAGAAGGCTAAGGCTTCAACTAAACACGTCGCTTTAAATGAAGGTGACAGAATAGCTGCTCGTAATGCTGATATTAAGAAAATGAGCAAAAACAATCCAAACAATCCAAACTACTAATCATGGTGAATTTTATAGATTATGATAATGGTGGTGACAAGCCATCAAAGAAAGCTGGTAAATCAATTAAAGCAAATTCTAGTACAGTTGGTATGAAAAAGACTGTTAAGTCTATGCCAATGAAGCGAACTTTAACTAAAAAATAATCAATCATGGGATATACATCTGAATATGCTCAGAAAATGATGGGCGGAACTGATCCATCAGCTAAAAAAGCTGGTATGGCTCCAAAGTCATCAACAACTCCTGCTTACAAAAAAATTGACGTAAAGGCTATCGCTGATAAACGTAAAGATAAAGCAGCTATTAAAAGATCTACTACTAAAGATTATTAATCATGGGATATACATCTGAATATGCTCAGAAAATGATGGGCGGAGATAAGCCTAAAAAAGCAAATAGATCTGCAAAAAACGCCATATCTAAAGATAGTGTTTTAAGTCAAAGAAAAGAAATAGCTAAAAGTCGTTTAAGTCCAAAAGACGAATCTGCAAGTACTTATCAAGCTAAAAAAGTTTCTAGCAATAGACTAAAAAAATAATGGCTAAAGAGCCTTTTGTTATAACATCAAGTGATATACTCTTATTTGAACCATCAGATAGGAGTATGACTATTGATTATCCTGAGCTTGCTCAGTATGAAGAGTTTTCAAAAATTACACCAAGAGATCTTAAGTTTGTGTGGTATGTGTCAAACAGAACCAGTCCTCTAATCAGAGAGCCTCGCCTTAAAAGAATAAAGAAAGCTTGTGAATTAGCCTACGATAAAAAGGCATTAAAGAATAATAAGCGCATAAACGATATTTACGAAAAATCACTTATGCCGGAAGATATAGTTGCTGCTATATCAGTAATGTCTAAGTTTAACCCGGACTTTAGAATGAGGGCAAAAATGCTCAATGAGTATAATTTTGACCAACTACAGTCTTTGGTTTACCTTGACTCTGATGTGAAAAAAGCTTTTGACATTGAGGATAGAAAAAAATATGCTGAGCTTTTAATAAAAACATCTGACGCGCTCCAAAAAATGGTAACAAATATGGAGTCAAGCTATGGAGTTAAGATTAAGAGAGAAAAGCAAAGAGAGTTCGAGATTCTTGCCAGCGTGGAAGATATAATTGAACGAGTTGAAGAAGTAAAACAATAATCTATGTCTCTATTTATAACGCCTAGCGTATTAAGACCAAATAGACTTGAGGACGAAAAGAATGAGAAGTATCATTCTGATTTCGCTAAGTGGTGTTTAAATAGTATGAACCACCCTCTTTATAGAAAATTTGTTGCTAAGACATTGGTTAACTGGAGTTTCTTTAAAGGAAATGATGGTCAATGGATATTCGATGAGGATCTTGAGTCATTCTTCTTGGATGAATCTGGAGATGTTCGGAACCGCCTTAAAATGACTAGGAACTTAATACTTCCTATTGTTTCTCAATACGTAGGAAATGCTATTCGTCTTTCTTATAATGCGCGCGCTAAATCTGATTCTGATTTTATCATAAATAGACGCGAAGAGGAACTAGCCAGACTTAAGTATTTCTCTAATGTTGCTAAAAATAACACTGATTTAAAGAAGGCAATCACTGATCGCTTCCCTATTGGAGAGAATGAGGCTGAAACTGAGGAGATATTTGAAAACTCTTGGGTAGAAACTCACGAAACAGACATTAATAACCTATTAAAGTGGATTGAAAGCCGTATTGACACCGAAGAAATAAAGGTTCAATTGGCTCAACAACTTGCGCTTTCTGGATTATGCGTTTACAAAGGAAAAGAACATAACCTTGAATATGAAGGAGAGGCTCTAAACTCTCTTTTCTACTTTTGGGATATGTCTGCAGTTAAACCAGACTTCTCTGATGCAGAATATATGGGTGATTGGTACTATTCTGATGCAGCTTCTGTGTTTGAGAGATATCAAAACCTATCTTCAGATAAAAGAAAGGCTATAGAAAAATATGTTACCGGGAATACCCCTAACATGAATGGCATGAATAATATTCTAAACGCCAGCTTCTATCAGTCTAACTCTAAAATTCCTATGTATGAGGTTTATTGGAGAGATATCGAGGTTCAGGAGTATGGATGGGTTCTTGATAGATTCGGTTATCAGATGTTTACTGAGATAAACGGAGAAGATGGAAGATATACAGATAAAGATCTTATTGATCCACCAAAGTTAGAGGTTAAAAGCCCTATAGCTGAAGGAGAAAAGAAAACTAAGATCTATAATGATGTTCTAAGATATTGTGTTTTCACTCCTGCTGAATGCATTGAGTTTAAAGGAGAGGATATTGTTTATGAACACGGAATTGTTCCTTATGGTGAGAAGTATTTATTCTCTCCATCTAATATAAAGTTTCCTTACAAACAATACGCGTTATTTTACGATAAAGGCGATATCTTGTCTCCAATTGACAATATAATCTCACCTCAGCGTTTTATTAACAGGTTGATTTCAGTTGCCGAGAGTCAAATAAACAACTCAAGAGGTAGTGGAACAATCATTGCTAAAGATGCTGTTGATCCTAGAGATGGAGAAGGAGAAGTATTAAGATCAATGAATAAGTCTAAGCCTGTGTTCGTTGATACTACTAGAACCGGATCTGTTCAGAACTCTGTTGGAACGTATGGTAACAATATGAACCAAGGTGTTCTTAGTTTGTTTGATGTCGTTTCTACAATATCACAAGGCATACAAGAAGTTACCGGTGTTAATGAGTCAATGACTGGAACTCAAGGAGCGTCTGATAAATTAGTAGGTGTTGTTGAAGCTCAGATTCAAAGAGGATCTTTACTTCAGGAGCCGTTCTATTGGGCTTTGTCTAGCGTAATGAAACAAGCTTATCAACACATGGCTACAGTTGGTAAGAGGATATATTATGATAACCCAAGAAGATTATCTATTGCTGTAGGTGATCTTGGTATGCAGAGAATCCTTATTTCTGAAGATACTCTTTTAGATGATTACAGAATCTTTATAGAGAGAGTAGAAGATGAGCCAACAGCTAAAGAAAAAGGAAATCAATTGCTTTGGAGTTTGCTTCAAGTTGGAATGATTGGTGAGGATAACTTTAAAACTCTATTAAACAGAGCTACTCCTGATATGGTTTCTGACGCATTGAGAGAAGAAGTTAAGCTTAAAAAACTACAAGAGATGGAGCAAGCTAAAATAGAACCGGCTGCTCAACAACAAGCTGCATCTATGGAGCAAGCTCAAATGGGTATGCAACAACAAGCAGAAGACAAGAAACTAGGATTTGAAGCAGAGCAGAGAGGAATGGACAGAGAAGCTAAATTAGCAGAGGCTGTTATTAAGTCTTCCGCAAAGGCTCCTCAACAACCACAACAGTAATGGCAGTAGCTCCAATTTTAAAAAGACTTGTATCTCAATTAGAAGCTAAAGGAATACCAACAGGTATCGCTATAGCTATAGCAACTAAGAGACAACAAAAAGCCGGTAATATTAAAAAGGGTTCTAATGAGGCTACTGATAAAGGAGAGCGTCGTGGAAAAATGAGTCCTGCTGAGAGATCTAATGATCGCGCTGCTAAAGATAGGGGCGGAAAAGCTTCAGATTATAAGTATAACAAGCATAATAATTCCTCTGTCAGGGGTAAGATAAATAAAAAAGTTAAACCAAGAAAGTAGTTTAATTAAAAAAAAATAATTATATTTGTAACCAATAACGACTAAGATGGCGAAAGAAAACGAAAAAGAAGCTGCTAAAGCTAACGAGATTTACGATAGTTTAGCGCAAGTAAATGTGTTGTCAGAAATGTTTCCTGAACTAGCTGAAGAAGCTGAATTTTCAGGGCTTGCTGATACAATTAAAAAGGCTGCCTCTACAGATAAGCCGAAAAAAGACGAAGATGATCTAACCGATTCCGTTTCAGACGAAGAAGAATACGATGATAGTGAAGAAGCTGAAGACGAAGAAGGAGTCGAAGATGAAGATGAAGATGAGGCTGAAGAAGATGAAGATGAGGACGATGTGTTTGGTTCCAGCAAAAAAGTTAAATCTGTAGAGGTTCCTTTTGCTTTTGATGAGAAAGCGAAAGATTTTATTAAGAAGAAATACTCTATAGGTGAGGAATCTAAGTTCTTTGGTAGTGTTGATAAATGGAGAAATGATAGCCAGAAGTTAACAGATATTCAGGAAGAGAAAGAAGAGCTATTAGAAGCTTTAGCGTCACTACCTGATAATCTAAAGGCATCAATTAATGCATTTGCTAGCGGTGCTGATTATAATGAAGCATTCGGATCAGTAAATAGATTCGACTTCAACAGAGATTTTGACGATCACAAAAAGGATGATATTGTCAATTATTACTTTCCTGATAAATACAAAAGTATTATCAAGAAGCTTGACGAGGATGACATCACTGAAGATGTTGCTGATGAAAGAATAAACGACCTTGCTGATGCAGCAAAGGCTTTATATAAGAAAGATAGAAAAAGTATTGAGGATAAACGTGCTGACCTAATACGCCAAGAACAAGTTAAGACTAAGAAAGTAAAAGAAAGTGTTGTCAGTTCCGTTAAAAACCTAGAGAAGCAATTCCCTAACTTCAATTCTGCCGAAAAACAAAGAATTCGTCAGATTTTGGTTAATGGAGATACTGATAGCATCTTTCGGAACAAAGACGGTTCGTATAAAGATGATGCAGCATTACGTTTAGCAAATGCCCTACATTACGAGAAACTGAATAAGAGGTCTGCTTCAGTTGCGAAGAATCAAGGGATTACCGAGGCTAACTTAGAAATTGTGAATAAAAGCAAGAAAAAGTTAGACAAGGGTAAGTCATCATCTGCTATGCAAAAAGAGCAAGTTGCGAATAAAGCTGTGGAACATTTAAGTTCTCACTTCAATAAAGACCCATACGAATAATAACCTTTAAACCAAAAAATAAAAATGGCTTTATACAACTTACCGAATGACACGTTCAACAACCAAAATTTGAACTCAATCGGATCGCAATATGCGAATGATTATGGACATGAAATTAGCCTATTAGTCCAAAAGGCAACAAACAAAGTTATCTTTGATTCGGCTCCTCGCCAATTCTTTGACTTGAAACTTCTTAACATGAAGGAGTTTGAGCAAGTGAATTCAGATGAGTTCTTCTACAAAGAAATGGGTTACCAACGTGAGCCTTTGACTGCAACTGCTAACACAGGAGCTGTTTCTCACCCGGCTACTCAAACATTTGCTTTGTCTTCTGTAGAGAACATTTCTACTGATACAATCATCACTTATCCTAATAACAAAAAAGGAACTGTAATTGATGTTAACAAAACTACTTTGGAAATCACTGTAGCTCCTCTTGTTAACGATTCTCTTCCGGCTGTTGTTATTGGAGATTTATTCTCTAACCTCTCTTCTTTAGAGGCAGATGGAACTGATGGATGGGCTCAATATTTCCGCGCATCTACAGTAGAGCGTTTCAATTACGTTCAATTGTTCAACAAAGTTATTAAATATGGCGAAGTTGAATTGTTCAAATTGAAGCAAGCTGCTGTAACTAGCAACTTCTTGCAAATGGAGCGTGCTGCGATGTACAACCAATTCCGTATTGATATTTCAAATGCTTTTTGGAATGGAGAAAAAGGAGAAGGTATCACATCTAAAAATGAGAAAGCAAAAATCACTCAAGGAGTATTCCCTGCGATGGTAGCTGCTGGATCACCTAACTCTACTGCAACTACTGCTACATTGCCAGACGCTTTTGAAGACATCGTATTGTCTACAGAGTTTGGTGACTATGGTGCTGTTCGTTTTGCTTTTGCAACTCCACGCCAAATCCTTAAATTGTCTAAGGCATACAAAGACGAAAAAACACGTTACACTCCTAATGACATGATCGCTAAGCTTGCGCTTGATGAGATCAACATTGGATCGTCTCGTATCGTTCTTGTTCCTTACAAACGATTTGAAGATGAGGCTTCTTTCCCTGCGTCTTTCGCTAACCGTATCTTCATCTTGGATATGAAAAATATCTCAATGTGTAGAATGTGGGGTGAGCGTTCAGGAGACACTCTTTCTAGAAAAGATGGTATTCCTAAGCGTTACGAGGAAATGTGGGTTGATGCAAACATGGGTGTTAAATTCAATAACCCTCTTGCTTGCGGATGGATTGACTTGCTAGACTAATCTAACAAACACTTGGGGTGGTTTTTAGGAGTGTGTTATACACGCTCTTAGGAGTCACCCCTTATTTTAATCAATTAATAATCTTTTTAACACAAGAAAAATGAGTAACGTAAAGAGTTCAGAAAAGGGAGACAAAAAAGATAAAGTAGAATCTAGTCTTAAAACAGAAGTTGCCACCGAAACAAAAGAGCAAGCTTCTTCTACAGATTTTTCACAGATTTTAAAAGATCTACAAGAGCAGATAAACATTCTAAAGAATGAAAAGAAAGCTCCTGAGACACCAGAGGAATATGATATTTTAGAGGATTACATGGAATACCCTGCTGTATTCTTTTCTTTTTCTTCTGAATATGCTGTTCACAGTGATAAAAGAAGCGGGAAAGAAAGTTTTCCACCAAACCGTGAGTTTGTAAAGTTTAAAAAGCTTTATAGATACAACAGAAAAGGAGCCGGTAGAGCTGTTGAGACAGTAGCTGTTTCACAGGCAACTATCAGAAGCAAGGCTACATCTGAATGGTTGAGAAAACATTCTTTATTTGGAATTAAGTTTTTTGAGAATATAAATGATGTTAAGTCGGTAGATGTTACTTTAGCTGAGAAGATGGCTGAAAGTGCAGCTAGAGTTTCCGGGATGAGTGATATGCAAGTTATCGAAAGATGCAAATCAGAAGGAATGGGGGTTCATAGCGACTTAGATCAATTAAGAAAAGAGTTGATCCAAAAATTGGCAAAACAAAGTATCCAGAAGGTTAAATTAAAACAGGAGATGGAGTTTAAAGCTGAGAGAGATGACAACAATCGAAAAGTTGAGTACAGAGATGCAGGATCAGCGGGATCAGCGTCTTCTGATATTTATTAACTTTTAAAAACATAAACAATGCCAATACTGGCTCAAGATATTGCGAATCAATTAAGGTTCGCGCTAGATGCGGAAGATTCGGATCACTATAGCGACACACTCGATATAATTCCAGCAATCAACGCTTCTGTACGATGGTCTGTTGGTGTTATAAATGTAGCTCTAGGAGAAAAGAAGATTAGTGAGGAATCACTTTCTGATATCTCAATCGCTAGAGTAATGCAAACTTCTAAAGATAGTAGAGTCGAAATAGAGTCCATACCAGATGAGGTGTGGACTATTTTGGCTATATATCCAAGACCTACTACAGACTCAACCGGAAGTGCAGCTGTTCTTCAGCCTGACTTGAAAAAATCAGTTCATAGATCTGATCTTTATCATATTTCTTCTGATTACGATGCAAAACGTTTATCTGTAGAAGAATGGAGCATCAATAGAAATAATCCATTCGCTGCCGGTAATGTTGTTCAAAATCAACTATGTCCTGAGCTTTTAGACTTCGCGTACCTGAATCCTATAAAGTATTTTAAGGAAACCGGAGCAACATCTGTAAAAGATGTCGAAATAAGACCTTATATTGTTAACGGATTGGCAACTGTTATCTACGTGAAAAAGCCATCTGATGTTACGGCACTCACTGATGATATAGAATTGCCTTCTTCTTTGTTTCAAATAGTGTTCAATAAAGCTCTTTCGTATATCGCGTATAAACAAGGAGACGGAACTAACTTAGATGCAATAACAAAAGATGATATAAATACATTAATTCAAACTATTCTTTAATGACATATAGATACGTAGGATATGATTTATTATCGTCTTTAAACAAGATGTTTGATGATGCTGATATAAGACTCTCTCATGTCTTGTATTGGATCTCTGTTGTTTCTAACAGAATAAATGTAGATCAGTTTTTAAAGACTAATACTGGATTATATACTTCTACATTCTCAAATATTCCGATAATGACAGATTCTAGTGGTAAGAAGTATATTGATCTTCCTGCTGATATAATGGATCTTACTAACGAGAACGGTATAGAGATGTTGACTTATTGTGCTGATGAGTGTAATCCATACCCATTTACAAAGGTATTCTTTCAACCAACTAGAATGAGTGAGGCATTTATGCTTTACATGGATGAGTACACAACGCCGGCTGCTGATAATCCTTATTTTTATAGAGTAGGCGATAAAGTTGATAGTGTTAAAGTAAACAGATTATACCTTCTTGGAATAGAGTGTATAGAGGTTAGATGCCTTGATATCGCTATTCGCGGATCTATAAACCCTGCAACTATTTGTGATCTTGACGATGAGATTCCAATACCTAATGAAAGAATTGAAGAATTAATGACTGCTGTTCTTCAGCTTGGTAGATTCGTTATGATGATACCAAATGAGAACGTTAACCAAGGAGCTGACAGCGCAAGACCTGCTGAGATTCCAAGCGCTCCTGAAACAAATCCTGAGCAATAATGACAAGTAATTCATTTGTTTCCTCTAATCATATTATAGCAGAGGCTGCTACTATTGTTAATGATAGATCCTTTAGAAAAGGGTTTAGCAAGGGATGGTATATGTCTAGAATACAAGACGCTCTTCAGGAGTTGAACTTTGATTCATTTTATCAAGAAATTACACTAGATTACGATATTCCGTCTAACCTTAGATTGGAATTACCTAGTAATGTATTTAACATCAGAGAGATATACATCTATAATGGTGATAATTGCTGCACTCCTAGTGGATCTCAAATAGTTCACTTTAAGAGAACTTTCGATAATAAGAATGGTGGATATACTGCTAGAGTAATGGAAGGCGGAGGAAATGCTTCTCCATTCGTTCCTTCTGTATCTGAGATATCTAATATCCACGACAATACATTTGGATCACCTAAATACTACGGCAATGTCCAAAATGGAACTTTAATGCTATCTTCTCACTGTTCTTCATACGGAAAGATTAGAATCATCTGTAATGGAATGGGAGCTGAAGTTGGAGATGTTCCAATTATACCTAGATTCTTTGAGAGAGCTATTGTTGACTACTTAGAGGAAAGATGGTATAACTCGATGAAATCTACTGATGCTAGAATGTATAATACGCTATGGAGAGATTCATACGACAAGCTTTACAATATTAGAACCGGTAGCTGGAGAAAAGCACTAATGAGAGCATCTAGTATGGACTCATGGGAGAAGGAAGACATGAATGAATATTTATCTGCAATTTATCATAAATAGACAAAATGAAGCAATATCACCATCCAAAAGACAGAAGGACTTACGATAAGGGTGCTAATTTTGATACTGATAAGGAATTTACAACAATAGGTCAGGGTCAATACATAGACGCAAGAAATATGCGTAATATGTCTATGGACTCAACTAATGGGGCAATAAAAAAGATTGGTGGAGAAGAGCTAATATACCCAAACATAAATAACAATTGTATTGATGGAGATGATTCTCCTATGGCTGCCACTTATTCAAATATTGGAACGTGCGTAGTAAATGGAAATATAGTTGAGTTTTGGGCTGACGAAGAAGGAGTGCTTCCGTCTTACGTTAGAATTAATGGTCAAATTGTACTTCTTTCTGCAGACTTTCCGATAACATATCCATTTCCTTTACAGATTGATGTAAATGAATCTTGTATTGGTGGAGAAATATATGTCACCGACTTTAACGTTGAGCCAATGATATTCAATGCATTGGATTTAATGAATAATAGTGGAATGACTGATGATGGCGTTTGCTCTGAAAAGTACTTCGCTGACTTCAATATAGACTTATATAGACTTTCTTTAAGTCGCGCTGTTAATCACCCGGTGTTTATAAAATTAGATGCAAGTACCGGTGGATACACAAATGTACTTTACGGTTTAGGATTGCCTGTTGGTTACTACACATACTCTTACAGATTCGCTACTGCGGCTGGAGATAGAACACAATGGTCTCCTCCAACTGATATGATACCAGTTGTAAAGCGTTTAACTAGCGGAAACGAACCACATTTCCCGCACCTTCAAACTATATCTAAACCTGCTGATATATCATCTCCAAGTATATATGGGGCGCATATAAAGTTGCGTATAGATAATTCAAACGACTATGACTTTATAGAGCTTCGTCGTGATTCTTGGTATGCAGAAGATGCTTTAGGTAGCCCTCCTGTTATGGAGATTATAGCCAGAATAGATGTAAATAGCGGAGAATTATCTGTTAGAGACATTCTAGATCAAGGAAAGGCTGCTGAAGAAGTTGTAAGCGGAGATGAAGCTATAGAGGTATTAGCTTCTATTAAAAAGGCTAAAACAGTAAGATATTTTAACAACACCTTGTACTTAATGAATGTTGAGTACGAGTCAATGGATATTTCTGGAGACTTAGTTTATAACGGAGGATCCAACGCAATGTTCCCGGTTATACACAACATGGGTGTTCGTGGTCATGGAGAACCTTATAATGGAGCCTCTTTCAAGTCTTTAATGAGGCATGAAACTTACGGGTGGGCTACAATACTCTGGGATTCTCAAGGAAACTGGTCTTATGCTGATGAGATTCCCGGATTTGAAAGCTATGAATTACCTAGCCGTAGAGATACAATTAGTACATTAACTGAAGATATATCTTATTACGGAACCGTTAGGGCTGCTGATACTGATGGAAACGTTTCTCAAACGCACGAAGTGTTTGATTTAATTGATGCCACAGCTAAAGAAGATGGTTGTGATTACAAAAACATATTCAGCGAATCAATATTTGGCAATATAACCGGAACGGCTCATAAGTCTGATGGAGAGGTAAATTACGACGTATCTTGTCCAACTGCTGCTGATGATGGATTTGGTGTTACTGTTACTGGTAGCGAATTAGGATATAGACCATTTTACCCAACTAATCAAGACGACACAAATATTGACTCTCTTGACTATAAGGTAAACTATAAAGTTGAGAACTCAGGAGCTGCTTCTGATTATAACCCTGCTGGATTCAGCCCAAGGTACTTCTCTATGGGCATGGCTTTGAATGGCGTTTCTGGATTTCCTAGTTGGGCTAAAGCGTTCTCTGTTGTTAGAACCGCCCCTGCTGAAAAGATATCTGCTCAAGGAATTGGGTTTTACAAATTGAGATCAGCTGATGGAGAATTTGGCGCGAATACATCTAAAGATCCTTATGAATTCTGGTTGTATCTTCCAGATGCTGATGATAATTACGGCATAAATAACTCACTTGTAGATTCATTATTATCTGATTTTGAACCGTATGGATTAGAGCTTGCTTCTCCTTTAGGATTCTTTACAGAGGTTTACTCTTTTGATGATGCAGTTACCGGCGACATAATGGCTGATGTTGTTACTTGGTGTCGTTTATTGAATGATGGTGAGGGGTCTAATGCTAGAATCAATCCTGATGAAAACCCGGATATGGGTATTTTGGATGCGACCACTCTTGATAGATTTGTTGCTTATGGCAAATGGAGAGCTACTTCTCAGTTTTCTCCACAACATACTTCCGGGGATAACGGAAACTTCTTGTACGATATTGATGATGTAGAAGAGATAACAAAAGGTAGATCAAAATATTTAAGAATAAGAACCACTCAGCCAATATATACTCAAGAATATTCTAATGGAGAATATCAGGGTGACGAGCCAGATGTTCAAAATTGGCATGAACCTATATATATGGTTAACATAGTTAAAAGAAATGCTGTTGTTCCAAACAATAACACTACTCAGTTTAAATACTGTGGGAACTATGTGAAGTTGGATTCTCTTATTGGAGTTTCTAGCTATGATGATACTAATTCTTACTCTCTTGTTGATGAGAGATGGGAGGATTGCATTCCAGTTACTGTTGGAGACAATGGTGGTTACTACTCTGGTTTGAATAGATTTTGCTTTATTGAGGATACTAATGGTGGTAAATTGAGATGGTTAAATGTAAACGAATTCTCCAACCCTCAGATAACTACTATATTAACTGATATAACAGATGATGGGTTTTATGTTGCAACTGACGCTTCTGGATCTTATAACGTTTATGGAGTGTACACAAGTACGGAATCAAACGATGGTGTTGCTAAGACGTTTTCTTTAAATTTCGACTACTTCAATGTTTTGTTTGCTAAAGGAACTCAGGTTCCGGCTTTGGGTAGCAAAGTATTAGTATCTTATGACAACAGAATACCGGTTAGGGTTTTTGGTGGAGATACTTGGATAGGAGACAATGTTTGTGCTTGGCAAGATAATGAGTATGATAAAGGAGGTGATCCTGTTACAGCCGGTGATAACTTCAAATTAAACGTGGCATTCCCTTATAGAAAATACCATGTTAATCCAAGAATGTTCATAGTTAAGCGCTCTAAAGATTCTGGCGTTCTTCTTGGTAGTATTCAACAGCAAGATAAATTCAGGTTTCAAGAATTAGGTGTAGCTTCTGCTCAAATCAGACAGCTCGTATCTAACTTTATATGTGAGACCAGAGTTAATCTAAATTATGCCTTCAATAACGAAGATCCTAAACATTCTAGCGATCAATGGTTCCCTTTAAAGAACTATGTTATGCGCCCTAATAGATGGGATGATTCTTTATTTGCTAATGAAGTTGCTGCTGATGTATATGAAGACAATAACATCTATGCCGAGTATGAGAATGATTACGGAAGTGAATATCTATTGTGGCAATATGGTGGATTAAGATTCATAAACTTAGCTACCGCTACTCCAATGGTTAATTTGGATTACAGTCAGACAGATGATACTAAAACTATTTCATCTACTCCTGAGCTTGGATTCACAGAGCAGAATAAATACTGTACAAGAGTTTGCTGGAGCGTTAAAAGACCCGTTAATATTCAAGATTCTCCAACCGTTAGGACTTTCCCTAGTAATAACACGTATGATATTTCAGATGATAGTGGAGAAATAAAGAAAGCATTCTCTTCTATTTCAGCTAAAGGTAATAATCTTTACGCATTCACAGAGAAGGGTGTTTGTCTTCTTCTTGTTGATAAGAGAATTATCCATGAGATTAATGCGAGCGAATTAGCTACTGTTGGTTCAGATATTGGAGGAATACTTAATGAGCTTTGGATTTCTAGAGATATAGGTTTAAATGGAGAATCTTGGAGATCTGGCGCTGAGTTCAATAATATTATGTGGTTTGTTAACAATAAGTCTGCTTACAAGTTCATTGATAATGAATTAGTCGATATTGGTAGAGCCGGGTATCACTCAAAGCTATATCCATACTTCTTATCTAATATGTCAAGCGATTATACCAAGCATTTGACTGGAGTTTATGATGAGCTTCATAATGAATACTGGGTTAACTTCGGTGGTCATGTTTTAGATAGAAACATGATACCATCTCCTACATTAGTTTGGGGAGATCAGCAAGAGATGTGGCAAGGTGGTTTTGACTATAACTTCGATAGATATGTAACAATAGATAACGAAACTTATGGTATAAAGAACGCCGGAACATATCTCCTTAATTCAGGCAATGAGATTAATGGAGTTCCTATAATAAGTGAGCTGATTGGTGTTTGTGCTGGAGACGTTGCGTATGAAGATCGCGCTCCTTCTGATAACAGATTCATGGATAAAGAATTTCTTAGGATTAGAGTTAACAGTAACTTCAAGCCAAACTTCGTGGATTTCTACGATAACTTTGAACAATATCTTGTAGCTACTGCTCCAGAGGCTCAAATTGATAATTCTTTAAGCCCTAACATAATGAAGGATTACTTTGGTTATGAGGGATATATACCTAGAAAATTAATAATTCCTAATTTTAGAATGCAAGGACGCTTGGTTATTTACAATATTATTAATACCTTTGACGAAGGGTTTAAGATTTCTTCTACTGAAATTCAATATAAAAAACTTAAATAATGTACGTTGATCCAGCTTTAATAAAAGGCATATCTCAAGTTGCTAGCTCTGCACAATCCAATGGAAGAAGTAAGGATCAGCGAAGAACTGATGTAGGCAATAAATTCACTACTCTTAAAAATGCTGTAAGTGGGCCGGGAATGAAGGTTGCTGCCGGAGTCGGCTTAAATCCTGCTGTTCTTGCAGCTACTGGTGGATTATCTGCTATAGTTCCAGCTGCTTTAGCTGTCGGAAAGTTTATAACTGGCAAAGTTAAAGAGAAAAAAGCCGATGCTATGGTTCCATCTATGGAATCTGCTGAAGAAAGATCACTAGCTTCTTATGCTGCTAGAAGAAAACGTGCCTTTCAAACCGGAACAGCTACATCTTCCCAAAGAAATGCACTTGCCACTGCAATGAGAACAGGAATAAATAATTCATTTAAGGTTGGTGGAGGCGCTAAAGGTTTGAATGCCATGACTCAAATGTTTAATCAAGCTCAAGTTGGATTAAAAGATGTAGAATTAGCCGGAGAATTGCAATACGGACAAGCAGAAAGAGATACTAAAACTAGAATTTCACAAAGAAGATTAGAGTTAGGTTTACTTAAGTATAATACTCAGCAGGCGCGCGCCGCTCAAATGATTAAAGAAGGTAAGTCTACAGGAGGTGTTGTTTTAGCTAAAAGTTTAGGCATACCTGAGCTTAATCCTTATGGACAAGGAAATTACAAAGACGAAACTATAGTTGCTAAAAACGAAAAAGTATAATGGCTACGAAAATAGGAGGTGATCCGCTATTGAAAGTAAAGGCAAACAAGAATCTAATTCCACCAACAGGAAATAGTGAGAGTCAAGGTCTTGGTAAAACTGATAATTCCAAAAAGGTTATTGAAGGGAATGTAGAAACTCCTACTGATAAACCAATAAAAAGAAAGAACGATCCTAAAATCAAAAGCAAAATATCTAGCGATGAGGTCTCTAATGATATTGGAGTATCTGCTCCGCTTGTTAATGCTATAGACCCAAATATAAAAGGTGGCGGTATTGATAGTGAAGGTAGATTTAGAACTCCGTATGGTCAAATCGTAGATGCTATAACAAAGCCTAATGATTATTCAGATGATAGACCTCTTGACGTAATAGCCGATGAGCTTAATACTGCTTCTGAGTTTGATAATGAATTATCTTTTGAACAGCAAAAAGCTCAGGTATTAACATCATACACTCAGCCAACAGGAGATACTCCTGATCCAACCGCAACCATGCAGGTTTCTGATTTAGAAAATGAGGTTAATCAAACTGTTGCTGGTGATGGAAGTGGCGCTCCTGTTGATGACGCTGCTTTAACAAATTTACTAAACTCTTATAAAGGTAAACCGGTAAAATATGGTGAAGCTGCTATCGAGAGATTAGGTCTTGAAGAATATTACCCAGATATAAACACCCCATTACAAGTAGGCACTTACTCTGGAAGCATAGTTGGTAATAACCCAATATTTGTTGGCGGTGGAGGATACTTTCCTTTTAGTGTTCTTGATGCTAGAAAGCGCGCAATGGAAACAGCTGCTGCTAATAGAGTAGCTCAAGCTGAGAAGATTAAAGAGCTGTTTATTGTTCCTACTGCTGAGCAATATCAAGATCAGTTGACTGAATATGGATTGAGTCTTTATTCTGATTTAGGTGAAGCTGCTGGATGGGATTACAATGCCATGACTGATATGACAACAGAGTATGGTCGCGCGGCAACTGGAAAAATTCAAAACTATAGAAGCAACGCTAAAAGGTTTCTTCAAATTCAGGCTCAGTATCAGAAGACGCTTGAAGAGTGGAATAAGGGTGATGGCGCATACGTTCCTGAATCTGGATGGGCTGTTATGAATGCTTGGAAAGATGGATCTTACAACATAGAGTACTTGATGGAACATCCTGAAGAGATGGAGAAGATTCAGAGCGAGATGGTATCTTATGATAACATGACTAAAGATGGTCAAACGCTTAAAGGCGTTATTGACTATACTGTTTCTCCGTCAGCTGATCCAGAAGGAAATTACACAGAAGAAGAGTTAAAACAATTCGAGTCCGAAATAGCTATTGTAATGGATCACAATAATTACGATATTCTTAGAACTCAAAAGTTTAAGTTTATTCCAATGAGCCGTATAATGGCTGCTGTTGACCAAGAGGTTGATTATGGTCATTATTATGGAGATCCTGAGCAAGTTAAGAAAGACATGACTGCCTATATAACTAGCCTTGTTTCTACAGAGTGGAATAAGTCTTACATGGAGGCATCAAATAGAAGTACTAGCGTTACCGTTAACAATAATAACGATCAGCCTGAAGATTGGTCTATTATTAGAAATATAGTAAACAACACAAATAAACCTGAATTTGCAATCGACCTCAATAAACATCTTTTAGCTGGATCAGACCCTGCTCAAATAGATCAAGTTCTAGGTGGCTATATGAATAGTGATCCTGATGAAACTACTAATGAGCTTGATGTGATTATACCTATAGACCCTAAAGAATCAGGAGTTTCTCAAAGAGTGTCAGTTAACTCAATGGAGATTCAAGATGAAGATGGAAATTGGGTTCCGTTTACTCAATGGCAAGAAAATACTCTTATTAATAAATATGGGTTCAGTAAAGATGAGGTTGCTGCATATAGATCACTCATTAAGACAAATGGAACTACCGAGGAGGCAATTGTTGCTTATTTGAAAGGAACTAATAAAGTTCCAGCTAGTGACGCTGTATTATTCTCTAAATCAGCTAACTCTACTATAGAAGGTGGTCTTGTTGAAGAGAGAGTTGTGCTTGGCTATGAAGATGATAATGGAATGCCGGTGTATATGACTTATGATTCTGACCCTAGAGATGGTGGATATATCCCTTATCATCATAGAACGTATGAAGTTTTTGGTGGCGGAGGAACTTTTGCTGATCTTAATGTTCGTACTGTAAACAATCCTACCTATACAACATCTGCTGCTGTATTAGAAGATCAACACGCTGGAACATCTGCTGGATTCGAGAGAACAGATAAATATGCCGAAACCACATCAGAAAATACAAGCAAAACTAGCACAAATACTGGAAAAAAACCAGCTTCAAAACCAGCCCCAAAAGGCAAGATAATGATTCCTTAATTTAAAATTTTATAATGGGTTTATCTCAAGACGTATCGAACACGCAAACAGGCGCTATTGTTAAATCTGTAAACCAGCCGGCTGCTGGATCAATTAAATCAGCCGGGGTAAGCAAGCCTGCCGAAAAGATGAAAGCTGAAGCTGAAGCGGCTACACCTGCTGCTGCACAGCCTGATGTAAAAGATTCTAGCTGGCAGGGATTGTATAACTTCATTTCAACTAGCGACGAGTTTGGAACTGATCTTTCTTACGATCAGTTTGTAAATAAATATGCGAATGACGAAAGAAACCTTCGTAGATTGTTTTCTACTATAACGATTAACTCAACTACTGGAACACCTTTCCAGTCAAGCAATTGGAATGACTTTAAAGCTAACGAATATAATAATTATTTTGGTCATAAAGTAGCTGCAGAGAAACCAGCGCAACAAGAGGAGATTATTCCTCAATCAACCGCCGGCGTTGTTTCTGATGCTGCAAATATCGGTAAAGCTGTTGCTGGCGCTGATGAATCTATGTTGGTTCCAAATCCAGCATTATCAGAACCATCTGTATTAGGTTCTTTGACAGATCTTGGCGCTCAAGCCGATGGTTTACCTATACCAGAGCCTATTTCTGTTTCAGGTTCTAATCTTGGTGGTGGTGCAGCCGGTCAAGTTGATTCTTCAGATTGGAATCAAGCTCCAAAAGGTGTTTATAAAGCTGGGCTTGGAGATACGTCTCCTGTGTCAAGAGAAGAATCTTCTCCCGTTGTTAAGAAAAAACCAGTTGGTTATAAATCAATAGATGAGATACTTAGTGGAATTGGAAGTGAAGAAAATGCAGAAGATAAACGTAGCCTTGTTCTAGATATAAACACAGGCAAACCTTTTGGATCTCTTATCGCTCAAGAGGAACTAACTGCTATACAGCGTAAAAAAGCGGAAGTGGTTGGATCTCCTAGTCTATCAGAAGCTATTGAGAAAAAAACAACTGATTTCTTTAATTCAGCTGCTGCTGTTAATGCCCAAATAAATACAAACGCTGAAGAGAATTTTAAGAAAAAAATAGCAATACAGAGCAACATAACTGTAGAGAAAGTAGACGAAAATAAAGAGAAGTGGGCTTACGACCATAAGCTTAAGTTCCCTGATGGTGAAGATGGTCTTAGTCTTGAGGAAAGACAAATAAGAGATAAATATGCTAATAGCTATGCCGTTAAGGAAGCTAATGATACTAAATCTGAGTATTTCACTGATATGAAAAGAGAGCTTGGTGATAAAGCTCCTGAGTATTGGATTAAAAAAAGAAACGAAATATCTATGGATTACCTAAGTCAAGAGGATCTACAGATAGCTTCGCTTAAACAAAAGATTACTTCTTTGGAAAAGCTTGAGAAAAGAACTCTTGAGCAAGAGGTTGAATTAAAAAAATATAAACAAGGTCTTTCTGTATTAAAAGACCTTCAGATTACCGGAGAAGATTTATTTGATAAAGAAGGAAAGTTTATTTCTAATAAAGCTGTAACCGTTCAAGATCAAGGCAAATTTGTTAACGCTGTTAATAAGTATGCTGAGATTTATGAGAATACTGACAAAGGAACATTAACTAAAGAATTAGATAATGCATTTTTTCAATACGTAAATGCTAAACGCTCGTATGATAGCGCAGTTAAGTATTACGATATGATTAAATACGGATCTCCTGATGTCCATGTAAATGCAGCTAGAGATGAAATATCTAAGACTCAATCATACATGGATGATAGGCTTGCGTATTTCATGGGAGTTAATCGCGCTCTGGTGCTAAACGAAGATCCGGGAACTGGAGAAGATGATGGTTTCACTACCGGTTTTAGCGAGGGAATTAAGTCAGGATTAGGATTTGAATCTTTCTCTAAGTCAGCTCTTAAGGATCGCGCTATAGAAGGAATACAAAATATAGGATTTGAATTAACTGACGATCAGGTTGATAAAGTAGGATCAGGTTTTTGGGAATCAGCTGGTCGCGCAGCAGGAGAATCTTTTCCAATGATGGTTGAGATCGGAGTAAACCTTTGGGTTGCTAATAAAGCGGCAGGAATATTACAAGTGCCTAAGCTTGCTCAATTGTGGGCTGGAGCTAACAAAACTAAGCAATTTTATGCTAACGTGGCATGGGATATGGTTAGTCAGGGTTATGCATTTTCTGCATCTGGCGAAAGCGCCTTTGCTGGTGTTGGTGAAGGTGTAGGTCAAGCTATAGGAACAAAGATGCTTGGTAAATTAGGCGTTACTAATATATTTGCAAATTTCGCTGTTAGACTTGGAGCAGGTGCTATTACTGAATCACTAGCTGAATATACCGGTCAGTTTACAGAAGAGATGTTTAAAGAGGGTAGTGATGTTCAAAAGGCGTGTGAAGCTACTTTTGGCAAAACTGCTTCTGAAGGAGTTGAGAAATTAGTTATAACATTACTTGTCGCTGGATTTTATGGTGTTCCCGGAGCTGCTATGGGTTCTAGCACGAATGGAGACGAAGGATCTTTCCTTTTTTGCACAAAGGCTATGGAAGAGATTAGAAACTCTGACTCAAAAAGCCCTATTGTTAAGTACGCGAAAGAGAATGACTTTACCGTTCCAGCTACAGAAAAAGAGATATCTGAAAAAGATGAAATATTAGCTAAAAAAGAGGCTGGAGAAGATATTACAGAAGAAGAAATAGCTAAAGCTGAGCTTGTTGAGGAGAAAATAATATTCCAAGAATCAAAAGAAGGGGCTAAGTATGACCCTGTTATTTCTACTGAAACTGCATCTTCATTTGATTTCTCTGATGGTATAACTGCTGAAGCTAAAAAAGAAGAAGCTGTTGCTCCCGCTGTTGAAGAAAAGAAACAATCAAAAGCTGAGCAAAAAGGAACAAAGGTTGTTGGAAATGCAATCGTAGAAACTCCTACCACTGTTGTTAAGGCAACAGAGAAGAAAGCTCCATCAAGAAAAACAGCTACTAAGACAACAGTTAAATCTGAAAAAGTAGAAGCTAAGCCTGCTCCGGTAGTTGAAGTTAAGGCTCCAGAGATGAAGGTCTCAAAACCCGAAGGATTTACTACAGCTCTAAAAAATCTTGGTTATTCCGACAGTGATATTAGTTCAATGACTATTGAGCAGCAACAAGATATTGCTATTAAAAAAACAGAAAAGCCAATAGTAGAGAATACTACTAAAGTTGATTCTGTGAAAGAGAATATTAAGCAAGAAAAAATAGCAGAGGCTCAAAAAAAGATAGATGAACAAATAGCCGAAGATGCTAAAGTTGAAGTAAAAGAAGAGCCTGTAAAAGAATCTCGTAAGATTCCAAACAGAAAAACAACCACTAGAAAAACGGCAACTAAAGTCGATGTCGTTAAAGAAGCGCCTAAAGTAGAAACTAAAAAAGAAGAGAATGTTGCTAAAGAAAAGCCAGTTACCAAAACACCAGAACCAGTTGTCGAACCAGTTGTCACAGAAGGAACTACAAGAACCGAAGACACTGGAAGAAAGGAACAGCCTGCTACTGAAGTGGAATCAGGAAAATCCGGCAATAAAAAAGTTCGTCCAGTTATTGGTGAAAGGAAATTATCAACAACAGTAAAAAAGGAGCCGGTAGTTGAGAAAAAACAAAAACAACTAACGCGCGAGCAGAATCAGTCAGTACAATCACTAAATAAAGAGCAGGTATCTAAATTAAGAGAGAAGCTTGGAACAAAAACAAAAACATCTGATGGTAAGCAAGTTCAAAAAGACTTTGCTGCTTCAGGTGGAGATGTGAATGATTTCATAGCTGCTGTTGAAGAAATTGAAAGAGAATCTGTTCAGACCTACGCTCAAACAAGAGCTGAGTTTGATTCTGTATTTAATGAAGCTGAGAAAGCTAGAAAAGAAGGAAAGTCTGAAAAAGCCGTTGAACTTTACAATAAGGCAAAAGAAATAATGCCAGATCAGTCTGAAAGGATTGATGTTGCTATTGATGTTGCTAAATCAGAGGTGGTTGATGCTAAGTCAATAAAACTTAAAGAAGAGGTTGCTGCTGAAGAAGCAGCTGTTGCTGAAGAAGAATCAGTTAAAAGCTTGGATGATGTTAGATCTAAGCTTATTGATAGTGAAGTAACCGCTACAGCCTCTAATAAATCTGGCGACAAAAGATCTGTTTCTGGTAAAGTTCTTAGTGTTAATAGGAAATCTAAGAGTGGTGGATATGAAGTTCTTATAGACAATGGAGATGGTAAATCAGCAACTAAAGCTAAATACAATCCTGACACAAAAGAGTTTACTATAATCCCTCAAGAGAAAGGCGAGGAGATTTCAAACAAATCTAATTTTGAAAACAGCAAGGAAAGAAAAGAAAAATCCTCTCCTGAGAAAAAGAAAGAGAAACAACAAGATGTTATAGATAGACTTACTGCTAAATTAATAACTGACTCTGATTCTGCCGGAAGTGAAATAGCTTTAGACTTAGATAAAGACGGAGAGGTTAAGGGTATTAAGCGCGCGTTTAAATCATTGCTTAAAAAGATAGCTTATGGCTTATCTGAAAGAGTTACTCCTCAATATATAGCTGATCTTAAATCTGAATTAAATGGTCTCATTAAAGACAGTGAATCAATTCAAGATATTAAGATAAGAAGCAAGCTGAGAAACATGATAGATTCTATATCTGAGAAAGATTCTGAAACTAACATCAATGAAGAAGCTGAAGCTTTAGCTGTTGCCGAAAAAGTAGAGGTAGTTGCTCCAGTTAAAAAAGAAAAATCAACAGAAAAGAAGCCGGCTAAAAAATCAAAACAAACTGGCAAACAAGAGTATGATTCTGTTATTTCGTCTTTAGATGAAGTAAAATCATTTACAGGTAAAAGGGTTATCAATTTCCCTAAAGAAATGAAACCTATATATGATTCTATAAAAGCGCTACATGAGTCTGGTAAAATTACAGATCAAGAGTATGCTGCTCTTATGGATGAGTATAGAACAATTTCGTTATCAGCAACCGCCGGAAATAACAAAATTAAAGCTGAGGATCAAAAAGCTGTTAAGGCTGCGCTTAACTCAAACAAGCCTACATCTGATGATTCAATGATTGATGATAATTATCAGTATGCTGAGACTCACGGACAAACTCAAGGTCAAACTAGAGGTAGAATTGCTCCGGCGTTTGTAAAAATTGAAGACCAAAGAAATTTCCTTAAAAAAGCATGGGATAAATTCAGAGGTAAAATGAAGAATAAAACAATCTCTGATATAAAAAGAGATTTAATAGAAAAAACTAGAACAATTGTTTTTGAACAAGAGCTTAAGCTTACCAAGAAAGTAGATGAAAAGAGAGTTAAGGTAACTCCAAGATGGATTGGTGTGTTCAAGAAATCCGCAAACTACATCGTATTAAAAGGCAAGAACGATTTAAATACACTTATTCACGAGGTTGGTCATGCCATTTCTTACAGATTCAAACTTAATGACGCTATATCTTCTGGAGCTTATGATACTGAGCTTGCTAAGCTTTGGGATTTTGGCTCTAGACCGCCTGCTACTAAAAAAGTAACTGTAGGTGGTGTTGTTAAATCAGTTAAGACGAATGCTAATGATAAATTGCAATACAAAAGAGAAGAAGGTATTGCTGAATTTATAAGAGCTTACTCAGTAAATCCAGAAATAGCTAAAGCTAATTTCCCTGCCCTTACTGCATTATATGAATCTAAGGTTTCCGCTGACGTTAAGAAAGCTGTAGCTGAATTTGGTTTTGATTTTGCTGTATTAGATTCTCTTCCTCAAGAAGAGTTAATGGAGTTGCTTTATAATAACCAAGCTTACGTAGAACAGTACCTACAGAGAGACAAGTGGCACAATAGAGTTATAACCAAGACTAATGGAATACTTAATGGAATTCGTGATGTTCTTAGAGGTAAGGGTGAATCTAGGGTTAACGACAACAAAGGAAGAATATCTATGGGTTGGTGGACTTATCTCCACACATCTGTAGCTGAAAAAACAGGAGCGCTTGGAGCTACAGTTAAATTTATGAAAAAAAGAGGTGTTGAGTTTCTAGCCGGAAACAATCCGTACACCTTGATTCGTAATATGTCTAACTTTTCTCAAAACAGATTTAAGAATTTAACATCAATGGGTCTTGTTGATAAATTTGGAAACAGAGTTATCACTAAGTCTGGTAATTTAATGAACTTCAAGTGGTTGTTTGAAGAGATGGGCGGAGGTGTTAGTAAGATATCAGACTACGTTTCAAGCTATTTGATAGCTAAAGGAGTTGTGTATGAGATCGACTCTAAAGGAAATATAGACATTATAACTAATAAGCTTGGCGGAAAATTCACCGATGAAGTAGTTCGTAAACAAATAGAGGTAATAGAGGACATAAAAAAATCAAATCCTGATCTACATAAAGTCATAATTGAGTCTGCTAGTAGATGGCAAGAAATGGCTTTACAGACTGTTAAATATAGATACGATAAAGGATTGATTACTGAAAAACGATACAAAGAAATATCAGAAGGTCAGGATAACTACGTTGCCTTATTCAGAGATCTTGAAGAAAGGAATACTGATGTCATTCGTAAAAAACAATCAACTCAAAGAAAGGCACAAGAGGTTCATAAGAGAGAAGGAAGTGAAGAAAAGATAGAGAACCCATACGCTAGCTTACTTGAGCTTATAATGGAGTCTTATTACGAAGGTGATAGAAACCATGCTATATCATCTTTTGTTGGTGGATTGAAACAGTTAGGTGATAAAACTGGAGGAACTGAAATATTTACTGAGCAGCACGATGGGTTAAAGCCTATATCTTATTTTGAGAATGGTGAATTTAAAACTGTTTTTGTAAGCGAAGATATAGCTTATGTTATAGATGCTATGAATTCTCCATCTGTTACTGGAAATCCTGTTGTTGATTTTATAGTTGAATTGATTAGTACAATTACTAATAAGCTTCCAAAAGCATTCCTTACTTCTACTCCCGGATTCTTGAACAGAAACATCATAAGGGATACATTTACTCGTCCATTTGTATCAAGATATAAAAGAGATGCTGCTGATATAAAAACTGCTTTATCTGAAACAGCATCTTTACCTAAAGAGTTTCTTCAACACGTTAGAACTTCTATCAAGATATCTCAGCTTAAAACAAAACAAAGAAGCGTAGGGTTGACTTCAGATGAAAAAGCCAAGCTATTTAAACTAGAGAAAAATGTTGCCGATTCAGATGCAAGTATTTTAGAGTTATATGGTGGCACAATGTCTGGATGGTATCACAGAAGCGCTAAGAAATACTATGCTGTATTAAAAGAACTTCAAGATGAATTTAAGCATGACGGAAGAAGTGTTTTGTTTAAATTTGGATCTAAAGTTACACCCGGATCTATAAGAAGAGGCTGGCTTGGAATGTTGTCTAGCGCTGAGAATGTTAACAGGATTGCTGAGTTTAAAAAAGTATTTGCTATTGAGTACAAGAAAAACTACGAGCAATTTATAAAAGAAGGCATGAACGAAACAGATGCTAAGCTTCATGCTACTCACCACGCTAGAACCGCTGCTGCTTTTGAAGCTAAAGACTTAATGGACTTTACTGTAGCCGGGTCTAATATGGGTGTATTGAATAAATTGTTTATGTTCAATAATCCTTCTATACAAGGATGGAATAGATCAGCTAAAACTTTTACCGGAGCTGAAAAAGGTGGCAAAAAAGCTGCTTTATCTAGAATTTTAGGAAGATGGGTTATTTGGTCTGCTATAGCTACAACAGCTGAAGCTGCATGGTCTGCTGCCAATGATGACGATGATGAGTTGTATAATCAACCCGGATATATGAAAGACACTTTCTGGTCTTTTAAAATAGCTGATAATAGCTGGTTCCGGGTTCCTAAGCCATTTGAATATGGTATGCTTTCTTCTATTATGTCTAGAGCCTATGCCTCAGCCAACGGAAATGAATATGCTTGGTCTGGGTTTGGTGAATCATTGGAAGGTATGCTTCCTCCGTTCTTTAAGCCGGGAATGTTATTAGATAATCCTATAGCTCAATTATATACAGGTAGAGATGAGTTTAGAGGGAAAGATATCATTCCTTCATACGAAAAGAATCTTGATGTTAACTTAAGAAATACTAAATACTCTTCAAGCTTCAGTAAAGATTTTAGTGAGTTTATTGGAGTAGATCCTAGGTATGTGGATCAATTTACATCTAAAGCTTTCTCTGATTGGGGAAATATGTTCCTTAATGCCTACGAGACTATTAATGATGAAGATGGCGATTATTTTGAGCCGCTTGAAGTCTTAAAAAAGAAACACACAGGTTTAATTACAGAGTCTCCTACTAAAAACTCAGCTACATTCCAAAAACTTGACCAGATTATGGGAGAGAAGGGAATGAAGAGTAATAATAAGGAATTCGATGAGCTTAATAATATATACAAGCATTATAAGGAATCTGACACTGATGCTCAAAAAGATCTTTATGCTGAGAAGTATAGAATTGAAGCTAATAGATTGATTGACAGGTTTGAAGCTATAATAGCTAGAGATGGCAATTTGAATTCGATTGGTGGAGCTGCTACTGAAGAGCAAAAAGAGCAAGAAAAGAAAGCTGAAGCAAGTTCATCTAACTCAAGAGGAAGCAATAGAGGCGGAGGAAATAGAGGCGGTGGCGATAGAAGTAGGTCTAGATAAAAATAAATAAAACCAGAAAAGCTTTTTTTATAAATTAAATTACTATATTTGTCTCATGTTTCAAGCGGTACTAGATTTCAGTTACGACCCAACAGAACAAGCTATATTAATAGCTGACTTAACCGACTATGTTGCAAATGGCGAGCCGGAACACTCTTTAGCTAGGTTCAATCAGGACTCTTACTACATGGTTAGAATCGAGAAACCCGATTCAACTGTTCATGTAATTTCAAATCAACCCGGCGCTGATACGGCTATACCTTCAGCAAGTCTAAATATATTAGACACTGCATTAGTTTTAACTGATTCAGATCCATCAGGTACTTATTATGTAAACTTATATTCAGTTCCAGCGTGGTCTGATGAAGAGTCTTATGGGTCTGCTATAACTGGAGCTGATACAGTTTTCTATCAAAATACATTATGGCAATCAGTTAACGCATCTGTTACATCTACTCCTGCTGTCGGTAATCCAGATTGGGCTATAAAAACACGCAGCACTCTTCAGAGTAAATATCGTTCAGAATCTGAAGGCTTTCCTGTTACTATAGCAAGTCCTACAGCAACAGGTAGATTTGCAACTAGCTTTGTCGATTTAGATGGCATACTTAACGTTACTGTTGATGATGAATGCTCTCATATAGAGATGATTGACAGCTCAACTTACGATAACGGTGAAGTTGGTCACTCAAGATCTGATTTTTCTGATTATAGATTTATAAGAATAACAAAACCAACCGGAGAATATTACTATATGTCATCAATTGCTTTTGATGATTTAACAGTAGATCAATCAATATTCCCTGCATCGTCTAACAATGATTCTTTTTATTACCTTCTTGATCCAGATGTAGATAAAGATGGTGTTTATATTTTCGATATGTGCAATTACCCTACTTGGGGAGCTAGATATGCTTACGAAACTACAAATACTGTGATAGTTTTCTACAATGGAGAGTTGTATAAATTGCTACAAAATTCTACCGGCAATCTTCCTGATGAGGTTGATAGTGTTTATTGGGAGCTTTACGAGTTAACAGATCCTGCTGACGAATACCTTACTAGATATTGCACTTGTGCTAAGATAGCTGTATTGTGTTTAAACACTTACAAGTGTTACCAAGAACTAACTAGAGATGCTTTCTGCGCTATAACTGAAGACTTCTGTAATGATGACGTTCTTTGTAAAAACAAGAAGCTACTTAATACTATAAAGTTAAGAATACTTATAGATGAAGTAGGATACGCTGTTAACAGAAATGCTTGGCACGAAGTTGTTGATATATTTAACTTGATTTATAAAATCTGCGGATGCCGATAATTGATGGTATAGAAACTGAAGTAGCTAAAGCCTATATAGCTAAAAAAGTTAGCCGTCTTGCGCGCGCTGATGTTTTCGGTTTAGGGTGCAGAGATAAGTGGGCTGACGTTATGGCTAGATATATCATAGCTGATATGATAGACTGTACAGGGATGGTAAATCTTGGCAAATGCGATCAAGATTGCCTTATTGGTAAAATGACTAAAGGACTAAATAACTGCTGCTAATGGCAAATTGCGAAAACTATAAAAGACCAAGACAATTAGGATTATCTATACATACTAGCGATGTTTCGTTGTATGATGGGTCTAATTTAAACTGCGTTGATCTTCCTGCTGGAGCCGACTTAAATGATGTTATTGAGGCATTCGGTGGAAAATTCTGTGATCTAATAGATTTAATAAATGCAGCAGCTACTCCAGCTCCTGTCACTATTCCTAATGATCCTTGGGTTGATGTTGATGAAACAGGAATGACTCTTGTTACTTGGGCTGGAACTGCTGTAAACAATAGCACAACAATAGACATGACTTACAAGATAATATCTGAGGATGCTGTTGTTATTAAAGCCCAGATAGTTTCAAACGTAACTATTGATGCATTAACAGATTCAGTTAATTTGAATTTTAGATTTCCTGCTTTTGGTGGAAGCAGTTGGTTTGCTGGAACAAAGCTTATAGATCCTATGATTCAAAGGGTTCCGATTGCTATATTTACATCAACAGCTACTACTGAGATACCTAATGGTGTTGGTTGTGCTGTATTTTCAACAACTGCTGGATTAAACCTAATCAGCATAGGGGAAACTAACTTACAAATGAAGAATGGTAGTTATATTATAAATGTTCACTTTGAATGTGTTTGCAAATTAGCTTAAAAAATTAAAAAAGATATAAAATGGGATTAGTACAATACAATACAGACGGCAATGGAATGGTTATCGACGGCGTTGCTTTAAAGAACGGAACAGTTGATGTTAATGGAACTGCTGGTGGTGTAAAGTTTGATGCCGATGGAGATACGTATTTTGAGGCAACTACAGATGATACATTAGATATGTATGTTAATGGTGCTAAAGATTTTTCTTTAACCTCTGATACATTCAATATATTAACTGGAAGTAAGATTCAAGGATCTGGATCATGCATTACTCCTAGCGCTCCTATTGCATCTGAGCAGAGAATTTCAGGATCTGGAGCAATCACAATCACTGAGTACTATAGTGCTGTTACATCATTAGGTGCGGATGCTATCACACTTATTGATGGTGTTACTATTGGTCAGATTAAGAAAATACATTTAGTTGTCGATGGTGGATCATCTACATTGACTCCTGTTAACTTAGCCGGTGGAACAACTATCACTTTTACAGATGCTGGTGATTTCGCTATATTGCAATGGGGTGGAACAGAATGGTATCCAATAGAACTTGGTAATTCTGTAGATGGAGTGACTGCTCCTATATTAGCTTAATATAAAAAAATAAATTATGGCAGGAATTTGGGTAGCAAATGGTGTAGATGTAGCTCTTGATTGGAATAATCACATCTCGTACAGTTTTGATGGGTTGTCATGGCAGAATGTTAGCAAGGACGGTCTTGGTGTTTATTTTAAAAAGGTTAAGAAAAATACATCATCTCCTATAGCTAAAAAAGATATCTCTTATGTTATCTTACTTAGACACGCCTCTAATTCTAACGTCAATCCAGCTCTTGAGTTTGATTTAGCTGATGTACAGAATCAAGGCACATGGTCTAACTCAGCAGCCGGCGTTCAGGTTGCCATGAATGATATTACTACTTGGCTTGGTGATGCAAATTTTGACACATCTATTACTGATATTGACACTAATATTAATCTATTAACAATAGGAGAAGATCAACCTCACGTTTCTGGAGATCACGGTATAATGGCGCTTGCTGTTAGAAATGACTCTTTAGCTAGCTTTGCCTCAACAAGCGGTGATTATTCACCTATAGCTGTTGACCAAAAAGGAAGACTTATTACAGTTGGGGCAAATGGTTATGTTGAGACAAACATGACTCTTGATACCTCTGCATACGTTTCTGGAGATGTATTGACAGATACTGTAGCCCTAACATCAATACTAAGTGGAACCAATGGAACCGGTATTCTTCAATCTATAACTATATTAGATAAAGACAAGCAATCACAAGGTCTTGATATTGTGATATTTAGAACAAACGTTTCTCTTGGAACAAAGAACGCTGTTCCGAATATTACTGATACAAATGCTGAAGAGATTCTTGGTATGATTAGAGTTGCTTCTGGAGACTACTTAGATGTTATTAATAGCACTGTTGCTACAAAGAATAACTTAGGTATTGGTGTTAAAGGAGATGCTTCTGATACTATATACTTAAGTATGATCTCAAGAGGAACCGGAACATATACTGCTAACGGATTAAGAATTATTGTAACTGTTATTCAAGACTAACATGAGTCAAGAGATCTTAAATAAGTTGAATGCTATTGAATTAGGTCAAGCTAGACTAGAAACAAAGATGGATTCAGTTCTAGAGCATAAAATAGACCATGAAAAAAGGGTGCGCACGCTTGAAAAAAAGTGGTACACATCTATAGGTGCTGTTTTTATAGCTATAACAACGGCTATTATCAATGGCATAAAGTTTTTGTTTAACTAAATAAATCAAGTATTCTTGCCTGTTTGGTTTTAAATAACTAACTTTGACAAAAGTTTAAGAATAATAATGCAAGCACCGAAGCCTATATATCCGAAAATAAGGAAAGATGGTACTACGTTTCCAGCTAGAAAGACAATTGATTTTGTTGAAGGAACCAATGTAACCATAACCGCTACTGATAGTGAAGCAAACGATGTAACTACAATCACAATCGCTTCAAGCGGAGGTGGAGGCGGAACGGGTAGATCTTATTTTCCTTCAGGTTGGGGGTAATTAAATTTAAAACACTTAGTAATGAGTAAATCAAACACAACAGAAAACGATACATTAAACGCTATTCTAAGAGCTGTAGATCCTTCATGGAGAGCTAACGCTAATAGATACATTGCTTTGTATACAGCAGATCCGGGTGAGGCCGGAACAGCTACAACAAACGAATGTGCTTTTGGTGCGTATGCACGAGTAGCTGTAGTTGCAGCAACTGGCTTTACAGCAGCAGCTGGTGGATCATCAAGTAATACTGGGCTTATTCAGTTTGTTGAATGTTCTGGTGGATCTGAAACTGTAACTCACGTAGCAATAGTTGAGACAGCTTCTGGCGCTGGTCAGATTTTCTACAGTGGTGCATTAACTGCTCCTCGTAACGTTTCATCTGGTATCCAGCCACAATTCGCAATTGGCGCTCTTGTAGTAACCGAAGATTAATTTATGTATAAATGTAGTAGATGTGGAACTTTAGCCCTTGTGGTTAAGGATAGTCCGATAATGAGAGGATGCGACTGTTTTGAAGAAGTAGAGAGAGATCCTATTTCTAAATTTGAGAAATTCTGCGCGTTCTTTGGAAGAAAATATTACCGGTTAAAAAGATGTTCAATAGTTACAGATATGTCTGCGACTGCTCAGGGAACAGGTAACTGTAAAATGTAATTACGATGTTTAAGTCAATAGGAGAAGTGGTAGATGCCGAATTACAAGGCAAAACTCGTACCTATAACTTTCGTAAGATTTCATCAGCTTCTTATCAATCTGGATGGTTCTTTGATTTATCATCAGCTTCTGGAAATCCTGTATCTAAATATTGGTTTGACGCGCCTCCTCTTGTTGCAAAAGCTGTTTACCAATCAACTGATGGTGGATTATTTCACGGCGCAAATGTTTCTCCGAGTACTAAATACCTAAGAAAATTATCATTATTAAATAACCAAGGAGGCACACTTCCAAGCATGTTGATACTAATGGATTACTTATTATATTATCCTACAATTGAAGATGGAGTTTTAGATCCTCAAGTATTTGACAATACAGTAACTCTTCCGAGATATACAGATGGCGAAGGAGTAATGGCTATTGCTGTTTCAATAGCTACAAGATCTGGCGGAGCTGGATTTACAATTAATTATACCAACTCCCAAGGTGTTGCTGGTAGAGTAAGTAATCCTTGTTATCAAGTTGCGGCAACGGGAAATAATACACTTCTTGGTTCAATGGCAACCGGAGGATCATTAACTCAATCAGCTTCTTATTTTATAAGCTTACAAAACGGAGATACAGGTATAAGATCAATTGAATCAGTTACAATGCTTGGAGCTGATACTGGATTATTTTCATTAATTTTGGTAAAACCTATAGCTGAGATAGTAATAAATAACTCTGCTGCCCCATTCGAGAAAGATTTTTTAATGCATGAAGGATCACTACCTATCATAAAAGACGATGCTTTTTTAGGTTTTATAGGTAATTCATCAAACAGTTCAGTACCAACTTACGGTGGATACATGCAAGTAATTTGGGATTAATAATTTAAAACGAAAAATATATGCCATTCGCAAGTGGAGATCAGATTATTGAATCATTGACAAACGGACTTAGTTATAAAGCTGTTTGGTCAAAGAATACAGCACCTACTACAGCAGCTGTTGCTAACGAGGTACACACTCTTTTTAGAGGAGCAGGAAATCCCGGAGCAGATGCTATTTTTAACGCCGGAACAAACCTTTTGTTTCAAGCTGTAAAAGATACAACTACAAATGCTTCGTGTATTCAACATGGCGGGAATGTGCAGGCTGCTGGCTATACAAAACACTTAATTAATGCCTCTGCTGTAACTGCTGCTGCTACTATGGCTCCGGGCTGGTTAGTTCTTGTTGATGTTGTTGGATTCTATAGATTAACTTCTGTTACCACAACTACAGCTCAAGCTACAACAAACACACTCTCTCAGTCAGATACATTTACTGCTGATGCTGGTACAGATATTTGTACTTATACGTCAACTGCAAATAGCCCAAGTAACATCTTAACTGGAACAAGAGTTCGTTTAACAACAACTACAACACTTCCAGCTGGACTTGCTTTAGCTACAGATTATTATGTAATCAGATTATCTGATACTACGTTTAGTTTATCTACCTCTTATGCTAACGCTGTGGCAGGAACTGCTATTAACATCACTGATGCTGGTACAGGAACACACACAATTACTTGGTTACTTCCACGTTACACAAATGGAGCTGGATTACAAGCAATAATGTTCAACTCAAATGCTACTCCACTTGGGGCTGCTACTCCAAACCTATCTATTGGGTATACTAACTCTACTCAAACAGGTTCAAGGGCTACACCTACTGTATTACCAATTGGAAAAACGGCTTGTCCTAATAGTCAAATACTTTATTCTGGAGCAACAGGCGTGGGTAAATATAATTTCACAATGCCACTTCAAAGCGGAGATGCAGGTATTGCTCAGATTGACACTATTCAGAACTCAACTTCTTATGTGTCTGGAGAGTACTCAACAGCATTAATAAAAGAGTTGGCAAGAATGCCTATCACTACATTAGGTGTGGGAGCTGAAAGAAACTTCCAATTTGAAATGCCAAGTTTACCTCGCATTTATGATGGAGCTGCATTATATTGGTTATGGGTTAGTGGAGTTGCTACTCCTGTAAACTCAGCCGTTAATGGTCACTTAGATTTTGTTTGGAGATAATATGAAAAAGGAATTTTTAGAGATAGCTCAAAGAGCAATAACTGAGGGATGGGATGCTTTTAGAATAATGGCAGAATTTACCTCAGTTCAAAAAGAAATTGACGCTCAAATAGCAGAAGCAAATGGATCACCAGAAATTGCTGAGAAAATAATACAACAATAGTGCTTCTGAATAATTACATAAACAATACTGGTCTTGGTCGTGAATACGGCAGGACTAACCCGTATATGTATTTTAAAGATAGCACATGTAGGCAATTTTATGTTGGAGATCACGTAGTTTCAGGACAAACAGACAAAAGCGGATTTCCTACAGCTACAGAGCCTCCGTATTCGTTTTTAGTAGCACCTAAAGGATCATTGTTTTCATCTACTACTTTGATTAACGGAGAAGGAGCCGTAGAAGGTAGACTTGCTCAGGGGATTAATATAGCGGCTAACTTATCTGGAGTTGGAGATTTGACAGCAAGCATGAGTGTCATTATTCAGCTTGCATCAACACTTTCTGGGTCTGGAGCTTTAACTGCTGATATGGTTGGAGTAATTCAGATGGCTGCGAATTTAGCTGGAGCAGGAGATCTTCAAGGTTCGCTCAGCTTGATTACAAATATGTCTGTTGCGCTTTCTGGATCAGGAACAATTTCCGGCGCGTTATTGACAGGTATTGCAAACATGGAGGCTGAGATCACTCCATTTACAGCACTGAGTCCTGAAAGCTTATCTGCTGCTATAATGAATTACATGGTTGAAGGGAACTATACATTTGAGCAATGCATAAGACTTTTAACTGCTGTTGCCGCTGGAAAAACTACTATTGTTGATCTTGGTGGAGGATTAGCTACTGTTACTTTTAGAGATATTAATGATACTCAAGATAGAGTTATAGCTGATATGACTGATAGTGAAAGAACTACAGTTGCATTAGATTTAGATGATGTAATATAAAATCCCAAATAATTATGAGCTTGAAGAATAAATTTTACGCGCCAACTCCTGCTAAATGGAGAAAAATAGGAGATGCTTTACTTGGAGTTAGCTCTCTTCTTGGAACCTACTCAGTAGCTGATGATTGGGGAAAAGGATTAACTATTGCTATAATCCTGACTGGAGCTTTAGGTAAATTTATTACTAACCTTTTTAGCGAGTAATATGTCAAAGTATTTCTGGATTCTAGATCCCGGTCACGGCGGTCTATTAAATAATGTTTACCAGACTAGCGGTAAAAGATCTCCAATATGGAGCGACGGAACTGTTTACTACGAAGGCGTAGGAAATAGAGAAATTGCTAAAAAAGTAGGGATTGAGCTAGATAAATTAGGCATTGATTACACGTACACTGTGTTGCCTGAAGATCCTAAAGACGTTCCTCTTGGAGCTAGAATTAACTTTGTGAATAAGCTAATGCAAAAGAATAAGATGCTTCTTAGTATCCATTCTAACGCGGCTAGTTCTGAGTCAGCTTCTGGATGGGAGATATTTACTTCTCCGGGTCAAACTAAGTCTGATAAAATAGCTGATTACATCTACAAGGAATTTATTATTGAATTTAAAGACACTAAGTTTAGAGTTGATAAAGCAGATGGAGACATTGATAAAGAGAATCCCCTGTATGTTACGACTAAAAGTAATTGCCCTGCTGTATTGGTGGAGCTATTCTTTATGACTAACAGAAAAGAATGTAAGGAAATTCTTATGACAGAAGAAGGTCAGAATAGAATGGCTAAGTGTATTGTTAATGCTATAAAAGCAATAGAAAAGGAGGGTATATAATGGCTAGAAATAGATTAGCCGGAACTAAAAGAGGTAATAGTAAGAGTGCTAAATATTATCAGGAGAATCCTGAAGCCAGAGAGAATAAAAAGGCATACGATACTAAATACCACAGTACACCGGAAAGAAAAAAATATAGAGCTGTTCTGCAGGCTATAAATAGAAAAAAGGGAACACATGGTAACCTTGACAACAAAGACGAAGCGCATCAATCGAAAAACAAAACTAAGCAAGAACATTTTTCACAAAATAGAAAAGCATTAAAGAAGTTTTTTAAAAATTAAACAATTTAAGATATGACTGCAAAAGAAAAGATTAGAAAATTGTATGATGATGGTAGTGGTGTTATTAGCCCAACGAATATAGCTAAAATAGTTTATCCTGATCTTGATCCAAGAGTAGCCAGAAAGAGGGTTAGCAGATTCATTGAGAAGATAAATGCGAATGATGTTAAGCCTGAGAAAATCAAGGAGCGTAAAACAGAAGAATCGCCCAAAATAGAAGAATCGCCTAAATTTATATTGTCAGCTTGGAATCAATCCACCGGTAAAATGATGGATATAGATGAGTACTGCGAACTATACAGATTACCGAGAACTGATATAAGAGAATACAAACTTGTAACTCACACAGGAACACCGTATTACAACATTAGATTCAAGGATCAATTGCTATCAGTATCTGATGTAATGAATGTAGATTTCATTGAAGGAGTGGTTAGCAAGTATATTGGTAAATCAAAGTCAGTAAAGAAACCAGACTTAAAGAAGAAGAAAATATCTAAGACTGTAAGAGGTATAATTACTGATATACACGTAGGAATGTCTCCTAATATTGATGGCAATTCTTTATTTGGTGGATCATGGAATGAAAAGGAGCTGATCGCTAGAATGGATGATTTCGCTAATTCAGTTATTGATAAGCTTGATTCAGGATGCCTTAATGATGTCATTATAGACGATCTTGGAGACTTTATGGATGGCTGGGAAGGAGAGACTACTAGAAAGGGTCACGAATTGCCACAGAACATGACAACAGCTCAATGTTTCGATGCTGGGGTTAGATTTAAGGTTGAGTTGATTGACAAGATTATTGATAGTGGATATGATGTCAACGTAACAATGAACAACATCTGTAATGATAATCATGCCGGAGTTTTTGGGTATGTTGTTAATTCAGCAGTAAAAAGCATATTAGAAGCTAAGTATAGTGCAGGAGTTACCGTAAACAATCACCAGAAGTTTATGTGTCATTATTTCGTTGGAAGACATTGTTTCATACTGTGTCACGGAAAAGATGATAAGCATTTGAAGTTTGGATTTAAAACTGATATTGACGATAAGGGAATATCTAAGATAGATCAATACATAAAACTAAATGATCTTTATCAGCAGGCAAGTTGGTTTGAGTTTTCAAAGGGAGATTCTCACCAGATGTTATTTGATTATTCATCGTCTGATGATTTCAATTACATGAACTATCCGGCGTTTAGTCCTTCATCTGACTGGGTTCAGACCAATTTCAAGAGAGGTAATAGTGGATTCGTTATTCAAGTAATAGATCCAAATAAACAAGAGATAGATATTAGTTACAAACTTTTTAAATGGAAAAAATAAATGTGTTGCGGTAGAGGAAAATCAAAGTCTAAGAACCCGACTGATGCGGCTAGACTTGTAAGAGAAAGAAAAGTAGTTGATGGGTTTTCAGCTACTAAAAAAAGTCACCAGAATGGTAAACGTAAATAATATGAGAAAGATTGATTTTTTATACCTATTTGTTATAGTATGGATGGGTTTGTTTTTGATTCGTGGTTGTAAGTACGAAGATCAAATGCATAAGAACTATAAGATACTAGAGGATTCTGTTAAGACTTATAAATCTAAGAACGGAGAGTTGATACACTACAATAATGTTATCGTTACTGACTTAAAAGACATGAAGCATTATAATGATGGTCTTCTTGTTGAGTTGAATGAGATGAAGATAAAGAAGCCTACTGTGGTAGTTAAGAATGTTATGCAGTTTAGAGTTGACACGATTTCATACGTGTTTACTGATACCCTTCCTTGTGAGGATTTTACTAAGCTTATAGAGATAGATTCTACCTACTATAAACTCAGCATGACTATAAATAAAGATTCGTTGATTGTTAATAACATAACCGTTCCAAATACTCAAACTCTTGTGGTTGGTGTAAAGAAGAATGGCTTATTCAAGAAGAATGAGTATGTATTCGCGATAAAGAATACGAACCCATATATTGTAAGCTCAGAGATAGAGCCTTATGTTATCAATGAAAAGAAAAAGTTTTTTGAAAGACCTATTGTTAATATAGCAATTGGAGCCGGATTAGCTATTGCTTTTACATTTTTGACCAAATAAACATAGACACAATCGCCGCACATAATGCGGTTAATATGTGCCACCCTAGTATTGGTATAACGGATATTCCGTAGCATACAAAGTACGAGTAGAATCCAAAACACAAAGGGCAATTTATTACCTTACTTGCAAATCTTCTAAGTGGATTGTACGCTCTGATTGTTCTTTTGATCCCGTATTTATTCCTATTCTTTATTGTAAGATTTCTTCGCAGAAACTTGAATGCATCAGACTTGGTTACTATTATTGATAGTGACGCTGCTGCTAATATTAATAATGCTATTTCCATATACTAAAAAAGCCACTCTAAGGTGGCTATATTTTTAATCAGTTAATACTAATTTTCTGAGATTGTAACTACCGTCTTATATCCGAATGTTTCAACAGCTTTCTCTAGTGTAGAGAATATATGCGCGCCTTTTCCATTCTTAGATATAACCACATTGTTTACCGGGCATCCAATCTTATCAGCAAATTCTTTGTCGCTAAGACCAGATCGTTTAATCATCATTAGCAACATTTCTCCTAGATCGTCTTTACTTAGAGATCCTTCACACCAAAATTTTTCCATAACTTTTACTTATCTAGCATTTCGTCTAACTCTGCTACAGAGTGTTCGCATATCATTTCTTTACCAGATTTCAAATAGATAACGCTCTTTGATTCATCTCCGTTGTCATCAGTCCAAGGTCTGTAGTATGATATATCGTCTTCGTATAATCTTGCTAATTCACTTGATTTAGAATTACGCATCTTGATTCTTATCTTCTTCTTTGCCATTTTGTTTTGAATATGATGACAAATATAGGTAAAAAAAATAGAGCTACCAAAAGATAGCCCTATTAATTCGTCGTGGATTAGAAATACTAGAATGGAAGATCTTCATCAACCTTAGCATTCCCTGAAGACATAGCTCCTGATTTGCTTTCATTTAATTTCTCAGAACCTCTTTTCTTTTTCTCCCACTGAGCCTTAGCTACTGAAGCTTTGATGATGTTACCACTTAGGTACGTATCACCGGCTTTAGTTTCTTTTGTCCAGCAAGAAACAAAGAACTCAGTACCATCTTCATCGTACATCTTTCCTGTATAATCAGGGTGAGATTCTTTATCTTTCTTCTTGTTCTCGAATAACTTAATCGAGTTTGGCATGATATCATACCCCTTGTCGTCTTTAATCGACTCTTTTTTATCGCTCATCTTTCTTTAATTTATTAATAAAATCTATTACTTCTGTTTTTGTTTTAAGCCAAACTATTCTAAACATGGCATCCTCTTTTAATTTCTTATATCCAAGCATCTTATACTTAAGCTTTGATGTATCTGTAGCAAATCCTTTAGTATCTACGTAGATCACTTCGCTATCGCTTTTAATAACAAAGTCAACCTTCATAAATGTTCTACGTACTGCTACGAAATTTATTCTATGCTTAGGTATTAGTTCTATTTCAACTTGAAACTCAAATTCTATATCATGTGCCTTAAGCATTTGATACATGAACGCCTCTAACTTTGAATCGTATTTTATTCCGTTTGATACTACTTTCTTGTTCCCGTACTTTGATCTCATTGTCCGTTGGTATATCCTAAAATCTTTTCAGATAATTCAATTTTAGTTACAATAAGATCGCCTTCTTTTCGCTTGGCAAGATATTTCTCCTTACCGTAGATACTTTTGTAAACATTTCCCAAATATAGTAAATCTTTTTTGATTTCATCTATATCTTCTTCAGTTCCTGATACAATTATTTCCTTAACTACGTGTACCTCAGATCGTTTCTTGCGGTTACTTAAAGTCCAAGTTGAGAACCTTATCGGCTTTCTAGTACTCACTTTCTTGTTTTTCTTTATACCAATGTACCTCACCGTTAACATCTACACCGAACTTAGTAAAATCAAACGATGCTCTTTCTTGAATAAGTCTAACCTTATCTTTAAAGTAGTCGGCAAGTTCCTCAAACTTTTGGAATTTTTTCCAATCACTTTTAGATAAATTCTTCTCGATTATTGCGCGCAAGAATGTTTCTCTAAGCTCAACAGTATCGTCGATATGATCCTTAAGCTCGGCATCCATTAACTTCTCGGCAAGCATATTTTGAAAATACTTATCCAATATTCCAGCAATATTCGGAGGTGTATATCCATCTCCTTTTAAGATTTTACCTAGTGGCTTATCAGGATCTGTGATTCCATTCTCACCGTTTATAATAGGATTTCCGCTTTTATCTAACTTAGACATATTTGACCGGTGAATCTCAAGGAAAACCTCTTCTATTATATCTTGCATACCGTGAGCGACTATTGATCCGAATAGTATGTACATTTGATCCCCTAATGCATCAGCTATTTTCTCAATGTCTTGTTGATTACAAGCATCAATGTATTCCTCGTTCTCTTCTTTCATTAATTCATAACGAAGGTGAGAGCCTTCTTCATTTAATACCGCCGGTATCTTATTCACATCATGTTTAAACACTTCGTGAAACTTCTCTACTAACTCTATTCCTCTTTTCATATTTGTTTTTTAGTTTAAAAAATAAGCTATTCTATTCGCTGTTATTAAGATATTAACTAGATAATGATTCACCAGAACTATTGTTTTCGTCTTCTGGTTTTGTTTTCTCTTCTGATTCTCCATCTTCTCCTGTGATTTCGGTAACCATTCTGTTTATGACAATCTGATTCATTATGTCAAAAATAACATCTCTTGCCACCTCATCTGTAGCTATGAGTGTTAAGAAGCTCATTATCATATTGTATCTGTCTCCATAAAAATCAATCTCTAGTGCAAGTTTATTATCGTCACTCATTCTTGATTTTAATGAGAAGCAGGTGTCTGTTTCTTTGTTGTGATTCTCGTAATTAAAGTCTAACTTTTCGCTCATACTTCTTATTTTTGGTTGTTAAAATGGCAATGAGTCCATCTCATCGTCAAAGTCTTCAAATGATCTGTTCGATCTTATAGCTGTCGATCCTATAGGTATTTCTATCTGATCTCCTTCTGATAAATAACTTTTCTCGTCAAATTTATATTGACCAAATGTATCTATTGGTGTGTATCTATTATTAAGTCTATTGAATTTAAACTTACATTGACCAACTTCACCAAGGTTTCTATACTTGACTTTCTGCATATAGATATACGTGCAGTCCTCTTTGTAATCCCTATACACAGTAAATCCTACATCTGTCTTGTTGAAGAAGTTACTGCTACCGTTTATCTCATAAAGATTAGGCACTTCATACTGACCACCGCGTTCACCACCGCTCTCCTTCATCATCTTTTTAGGGTGAGCAACTATAATGAATAGCACGTTATGTTCTTGTTTGAATAGCGTTATTTTATTTAATGCCTTCTCAATGTATTTTGTTTCGCTCTCTCCTTCAAATTCATGGTTTACTGTATTCCAAGGATCAATTACTACTCCGTGTATTCCATATCTCTTTACAAGGCTCTTAGCTATATCTAGAATCGCATCTAATGTAAACATCTCATCTTTCGGTCTAATGAAAAAGAAATGGTCTTTAATGAACTCTATTGCGTTATTCAATTCAGCTACTGACATTCTTGTTGCACTACCAGCAAAGAAAGGTTTACCTACTATTAATTCAGCATACTTGTACACCATATAAGAAAGAGGGTAGTGTTCAGGAGAAAATATCCCGAACTTCCACCCTTCCTTCGCAGCGAGAATTACCTCAATGTCTTCTGTAAATCCAGACTTACCGTGTGACGGTATTCCGGTTACAGTATATAATCTACTTCTTTGAAACGTACATAGCTTACAAAATTCATCTCCAAGCTCCTTTAATTCAATACCTCTTTCGATTCCGCTACGGTACAGTGACATAATATTCTCAGTCTCTGAATCAGCGTAAACGATTCCTTCAAGCGGTAATTCTTCCGCCTCTTGTATCAGTCTAACAACTTCTCTGCCTCCGTATTCAAGTAACACCTCATTCGCATCCTTGCATCCTTCTGGATACTTTACGATAAAGCATTTGTCTTTTCCGAATCTTCTTATCAACTCATCTCTTAATGATAATCCAGCATCATCGTTATCTACAGCGAGATATATCTTTTCAATGTCGTTGAAATAATCTATGCAATTATCTAGATATTTTAGGTTGTTTTGATTTCTGTTGGCTCCATTTGGAACAGATATCACATTCTTTATTCCGCACTCCATAAACGTAAGGCAATCAATCTCACCCTCGGTTATAACAACTTCTTTCTCAGCTATTATTGAGTCGATGTTGTAGAATACTAATTTTGCATTAGGCTCCAGCGCGAAGCCTTTATCTTTAATTGATCTGTATTTTTTGTTCACTAGCCTGCCTTTCTCATAGTAATTGAATGTTAAACAATCTACTACATCATCTGCCTTGGCTATCCATTTTTCTTCTTGAGACAATTTTGCTTCGCGCGCAGTTTCTCTTGAGATTCCCCGGCTATCTAAAAAGTTTATCAACTCATCAGATAGCTTATCATTCTTTGTCGGTTCTATTGGTTTATATGATTCGGTTTGTGTTGAGTTCTCTATAACACACCCGGACATACCGCAGTAATGACACCGGTACACACCTAGTTCTATATTTACTGATAATGACTTGTCTCGCTTGTCGTTACGCTGATTGTTACAACTAGGGCATTTAACTTTTTGTTGTCTAGGTGAGTGCTTGACTTCTATCCCAAGACTTAATAATTTCGCTATTACATTTGCGTCAGCCATACTTAATAAACCATTTCGTTTCTACTCTTAGTCGCTCCACCGTTCTCGTTTATAAACCACTCAGCCTTAAATCCAGCCCAAGATTTAGTTACAGCCAGACTAATGCAGTCGCTAGGACTACCTCCTGACTTTGTTATCTCAGAGGCTATTGAATTGAAAGCTGTCTTTGTATTGGCTGATTTCTTCTTACTACGAACCTTCATCCAGTCGGATGCTATTTCAGAACTTACACCCAAAGATATTAAACTTTTCTTGAAATCAAACTTTTCTACATCATCTTTATTTTCTTCTTTCTTAATTTCTTTTTTCTCTTCCCATCTTTTTCGCGCCATTGATGAGTACCGGCTTCTTTTCTCGTTAAATAACTCCATTCTAGAGTTAAGGCTATTAGACCAGATGTTAATTCCATCAGTCTCTATTAGCTCAAATGATATGCATTTCTTTATGAATTGTGTAACAGTATCTTTATCACACATCATCTCGCTAGCTATTGATTCTATTATATATCCTTTCGTTAGGTCTATCTTATAGCTCTCTTGTTCGCGAAGAATTTCTATTAATATCCAATACATACCATACCCTGCGCTACAATAATCTTTCATTAAGGCAACTATCTTTGGATCTCTTCTCGCGTTTGAATCATGTGAGAAATAGTATATATCTTTTTTACTCATATTTTGCCGGTTATTAAATACTTAATGTGTGTTGTTATTGATATTACTAATGATACTGCTAGTATAGCTGCTATCCATCCGAGCGGAGAGAACGCTAATACTAATATAATTCCAAGCCTGTCTTCCATATTTTATTTATTAGAGTTGTGTATTTCAAAATAATATCCACTTGATGTGCAGAATAATAGCGGAGACATGATGCCAGTTTCAGACCTACCAAGCTCGCTAAAATGCCTAACAGCATCGTTAAAAAGCTCTTCATCGAACACCTTATTTACTAAAGTCTTAGGTTGATTGTCCTCCCACATCTTAACACCCATCTTATCTAAGTCGTCTATTTTCATACCTACGTTTTTTTAACTAGAATATTTATTGGCTCATATCCAAGCTCAATTAGCTTTTTATCTAACGCCAAAGCAGCTTCCTTTGCTGTAGCGTATTGCTTTGAAGCTGACCTTATTATATGCTTATTAATCTGTATTGAGTAGCTGAATATATTTCCACCTCCCCAATTAGATCTAAGGCTGTACACATTCTTGTATTCAGTCTTTGTTGTCCTGTCTTTTAGTCTGCTCATGTCTAATATTTTAATTCATTTAAACTACGAATTCTTTTGTGTCCTACATTATACTTAGTGTTGTACGGAGCAGACATTAGGTATGTAAATATACCAGCCTTAGTTAACTCTTGAAAGTTTTGGAAGCTATCATCTACAAATATATCTATTCCTGATTCTTTAGCAACATCTACCTTAGATTCACCAACTCCAACGCAGTACAATTTAGCCTTTGGAAAACCGTTTCGGTCTAACCACTCTTGAGTTATTGCCGGATCAATTGATCTAGCTGTTATGTAACAGTGTGGCTCAAAATGTATATCTTCAGGATGAGTTAATACAGGCATACTAATCCAGAAAGCAGGATTATCTTTAACTTTATCAAACTCTTCTCTAATAATTGGATCGTTCCAATGAGACGGGTCAAAATGCATTATATCTTGAGTTCTTAGTAGATGTGTAATAAAATCTCCAAGAACTCCATCTATATCTAATCCAATTTTAGCTTCTTTTAGATACGAATGTGGTCTATCATCTCCTTGTGGATAAATCTTGTAATACTCAGTTAGAAATGCAGCATTACACATTACGTGAGCAGCGTGCAACAAACCTGTCTCTGAGTCGTAGTCCTCTCCTTTTTCGATCTCAGCTATATGTCGTTTCATTGAAGCTAACACTTTGCTCCATTTCATGCCTAGCTCCCAATTCCTATCGGCATACTTTTCGCTCCCTTTAGTTAGAACTCTAGCGTATTGCTCTTGCGCGAATGCCGGAACCAAGTCATATCTAACTTTTCCGGTGTTAAATCTTAATCCTTTATCTTCACTCATATAATTCCTTTTCTTTTTAATGAATTAACTATTGACTTAACAAAACTAATATACTCAGGGTTAGTTGAGTATCCAGATCTTTTCAAGAACTCATAATAATCACCACCGTTATATCTTCTGTCTTGCCACTCTTTATAAGCGCATACCGATTCCCTCCAATCATCGTACACCTTATACCCGTGCTTATTGTTTTTAGATTTTACTCCTCCCTTCATTCCGAAGAGATTGTTACGTCTTGCTGCATTATGCGAATCGTATTCCCATCCAGCTTCAGCTATTGTTTGAGCTAATACTATTTCTGTGTGTTTTATGTCGCAATAGATTATTTCGTCTCTAACTTCCTCAGTTGTAAGCGAGCAAGTTGATAGTGACAGAACCACCGCTAAGATAAAAAAAATCCTTCTACTCATATCTCTCTTTGTTTTACAAACTCATCAAGCTCCTTCAGCTCTTTTTCAGTGAAGTTTTCAGGCAAGTCATAGTTTTTATATTTCTTTTCTAATTCAGATTCATTGTCTTCAAGTCCTATTGAATTAACTATTTAGGTATTACTACCTTAATAACTGAAGATGTTCCTCCTGATATTAAAGCTGGTTCGACTTGTACTCCGTGTTCATCAAATATTTCGTTGTTAATTGCGTTACGCATAAGAGACTCATAGTTCTTTAATTTCTTATTCAAGACCTCTATTTCCTCTTTTATATCTAACCAATTGTCATCATGGTCGTATGAATACTTAACAGATCCTTCAGACATTTGTAAATCAACTCCAAAGAATCTTCTTTCTGATTTATCTATCCTTAATAGATTCGCTTCAACTTTTTCCTTAAGCGAATCAAGAACTGTATCACACACCTCTTTTAATGCCCTAGTTTTAATGAACATATCAATAGGGTCTGCGTCTCCAGAGTCAACTAAAACTAAAGCCTGAGATGCCTTTTGAGCTATCTCAGACTTAGTAATACTCTTACTGAATGACAAACCTCTCTCTTCTTTTTCTCCCAATTCTGGGAAAGGTAAATCATTTTTCATACGATTATCTTTTTACGATTAAGAAAAAATCTCCATAGTTCTTTACATCTACTATTCCCTTTGTTGAAGGAGCTGATTTATAATAACTAGATGGTGGTGATTTCTTTGTCCATTCTGATCTCAGAATCTTAATAGCTTCGCCTTTAGCTAGCCCACTTATCTCACGTAAGAATAAAGTTCTTCCATACGTTCCTCCTACATCAATTGTTTCTACTTGTTCTTTGCTTAACTTTTCCATATTTATTTGTTTTAATTTATAACTTCTTTTCTTTCTTTTATTAGTTCTGTTAATAATCTTGGTGTGTAATCAATAGCCTCTGCCGATACATTTATGTACCTCTGATCTTCAAGTGTATTTTCGTGTACGTGTCCATGAATATTTAACTTGTATCTATAAGCCAATTCGCATGGATGAATAGGCGCGTGAGTTAAAATAATTCCAACGTCATCTATTTTCATGTATTGCATAGAGCATACACTGTTTACGTATTTTAGTAATTCAGTAACGTGTTGAGGCATATCGTGATTACCAAGTATAACTTTCTTTATACCATTCAACCTGTCTAGCCAATAATATTCTGAAGATTTCTCCATAGTAATATCTCCCGGAATATATGTAACATCTCTCTTACTTACAACAGAGTTCCATTTCTCTACAATATGTTCATTCATGTAGAATTCATCCTGAAATCCACGCCTATGAGCCATATTTTTATGACCAAAATGCAAATCAGCTATAACTCTAACTACTGACATATTTAAGGTTTTAATTGTATGTAGCGCTTGTTTACTTCTTTCTTAAACTCATCCACTGTGTCTGATCCAAGACCAAGATCTACAGCTCTAGCTACCATTGATTCAGAGTTTTGTTTTATCTCATCCTGAGAAGACAGTGCGTAAAGATCAGCAACTAATGCTTGATACTTATCAATGATTTCCTCATTAACAGTTGATACGACAGCTTCTTTAACCGTATTCTTTAACTTCTTCTTACTTGTTAACGCCTTAGCATTTCCTTCCGCCTCCGCCTTTTCCTTCGGTCTATTGTCATGTGAATCGAAGTCAAGTGTGTTATCAGAAATATCAAACGCATCCATCAACATATAACGTTTAGTGTACGTACTGCACCCACCCATCTGCTGAGTCTCGTTAGTTGCCTTAATTGACGGCATCTTTGTACGCATTATCGACACAACGTTATCACCGGTAACAGCATCAACAATTGTTAACTGTCCATAAATTCCTATCTCATCTTCCATTAGGGAGAATAGATGTACTAACCCCATCTCTTGACAAGCTAAGTCAACAAGTGATGTTATCTGATCTGGTGTAAAGTAATCGTATTCACTGTACTTATTTCTTCCGGCGCGCTTTATTGGAGCCTCCTTGATAATCTTTCTTGCTGCTAAAATCTTAGTAAAAACATTTGCTGCTTCTTTTGTCATCTCTTCCATGTTATATTATATTTGAAATTGTTTCTTCACTCACACCTAATATCTCGCCTAGGATTCTCCTAACTGCTCTGTTTTTAGGCTTATGTTTACCAGTACACCATCTAGAGAATGTGCTTTCATTACATCGTATTCCAGCATCATTAACTTTCTTTCTAACGTAGTGCTTCATTAGTCCAAAGCTTTTTATAAGCTCCCCTAAGTTTTTGTATCCTTCCATTACTGATCGTCTAGTTTTTTAATCAATTCTTTATTTTTTGCTACCATAGCTAGGTCATTGTTTCTCATTGATGTAAAATTTCTTTTTAGTTTTTCGTTATTTAACCTGTATTCATAATAGTTTCCGCTTTCAACAATAGTTGTTGATATGTGGCTAACCTTGTCTTCACATAGATAACACCACGCCTCATCAAACCTTCCTTCATCCATTAGTAGGTATATCTTTTCTCTTTTATAGAAAGTTGGGTGACCCTCAAGATAATCAAGTCTTTTAAGGCACTCTTCATCTACCTCATAAACTTCTCCGAATATATTACTTGCTTTCTTACTAGATGAATCTCTAGATAAGAATGGAATAAACCTAGCTCTCATTGTAAATTTGTAATGAGTAAAAGCCTTACCTAATAATTTTTGATTTTCTAATAGATGGCTATTTTCAAAGCCTGACATTAGTGTTCCGTACACAAATACTCTTTCCATAATCCTTTTCGTTTTGCAAACTTACAACTTTTTTTGTTAAGTAACAAGCTTATCTTCCTAAATACCTACAGAATTTTTTATAAGGTATCGTATAATACTCATCACCAACACTTAATCCATTCTCGACATTGTAATAAGAATTTATAACAGTTACGTGATCTCTGTTAAATGTTCTTCCGATCTCCTTAAAAGATGTGCCGAGTTGTTTCTTAAGTTCAAAATAAATCAAAGCCCGGCCAAGAACGTCTTCCTGTTTTTGGCTAGAGCTTTTGATTTTCGAGATAGGTCTACCAACAGCTAACGCAGCTGCTTTAAATAAACTTTCTCCTTTTCTTTTAATATCAATGAAGTATTTCAACTTAAGATAAAGGTATTTATAATCAGGAGCAGACTTACATATCTCTCTTATGATCATCTCCTTCATTCCTGAAGCATCTAAATCTTCTTGAGTTTTCATTATTCGTTTTCAATTAGTGTTATTTTTACGTTTTCCATGAAACCCTCCTCTGTCATTTCCTTAGCGGCTTCTCCGGTGTGAATTTCATCTCTCATTTCTTTGAAAGCTTGACTTTTATAACAATCCTCCTTTGTTTCAAACTCTATAATCATCTTCATTTTAAGCATATATTTGTTTTTATTTGTTTAACATTTTACCGTACTCTTTATGGATCTTCCTAAGAGCGTTCTTTTTATTTAGCGCGTAGATATACAAACACCCTTTCTCTACCTGAAGTTTTGCCTCAGTCTTACTGGATGAAGTTTCTGCGTCAAATGATACGCTTCTAACTATTTCGGCTTCTTGTATAGATCCATCTTCTATTTTATACCGGAACATAGTCATTCCGTTATGTGGTTTTTTGATCTGACCTATCCATTTTATTTCTTTCTGATCGTTCTCAACTTCGTGCTTCTCGATCGCTACTTTGTTTTCTAGTTCTTTCATTGTATCTTTTTTAGGAATTTAACAAAACATCTTAGGCAAAACTCTTCAAGCAACATTCCTGAATATTTTGACGAATTAGAATACTCTTCTACTATGTTTGGTGATAGTGGTTCACGTATCTGCAATGAGTGTATAACTAGCCCATTAGCGGATGAAGATAAAATACTCACCGTATATCCCTTCGATACAATATCCCTGTATAATCTAAAGGCAATATACTGCATATCATCCTCTTTTGACTTATAATCATATCCCATTAACTCATCTGCTTCTCTTATTATCTCTTTTGTTGTCATAGTTTAGCTATTAGGTTATTAAATTCTCTTAGGTATCCGTTAAATAAAAAATCATTTGATTGAATAAGAGCATCAACTCTTCTTAAGTTGTGGTACACAGTAGTCCTTTCTAGCCCGTATCTTTTAGCCATTGACTCCATTTTATTAGGCAATGATTTAATCCTACGTAGATGATTAAATATAAGATACCTAGGGTATATTCCATCTCCTAGTTTTTTCTTCTTTAATGAATCCAACCCTACTCCGCAAGACTGACAAGCTATTTCTTCAAGCTTATTTATGTCTATATCTACAAGTATAATATCTCTTATTGCTTGTTTATACCCGTATCTATAGCCTTCTTTTCCGTTAGTTGATATAAACTCTTCGGATGATTTATTTATCTCATCTTCTGTTTTCATACTTCTATTTTTTAGATTCGATTACATGAATGATGTATTGCTTTTCTTCTTCACCAGCCATGTCATTAACTTGAATATTTGAAACAAACATTTCAAGACGTCTCCAGAATGTAGTATCCACCGCATCAACAGTTTTTGTATCAACTGGCTTAATTTCTTGAGGCTTGGATTGTGAGGCGAAATCAGTCATCATTTCAGTGACCCAATCATCGTTTATATCAGAAGTATTCCACCTCTTATCTGATAGCTCTTTAGGGTATCTTTTTTGTAGAT